CCAAGTGGTAATGTGGTAAATACAAATGCTACTATAACATTTTCTAATTATTCTTTTTTTAAGACCAATGTATATTTTGGCGGTAATACTTACACGACCAATCATGCTTATGACGCATCTGGTAATCTGCTAGATCCACAGGCTAATGAGTACGTGACTGCATCATTTGTTCGAAGCATTTTGAATAATGGTCAGTTCTTATATGGCACTCCAAACGCTACAAATAATATAGGATTTACTAATTATGATGGTACGACAAACACAATAGCTTTGCTGTTTGGGACGACGGCTCCGACCAATTACAGTAAACAATTCTCCAACTTTGTGGCTGGTACATATTGGGCATCAGTCATCTCTACGAATACCTTTCAGTCCGTGTCTGGTCCATATGTGAATGACATATATGTCAATCTTGACTCCGATAAAGCAAATCCGAATCCTATTCCTACATTCACAATGATGCCAGACATCTATGCGACCTATGACAGAACCAATCTGATACTGCTTGCCGCCGGCTCTGCACAATCAATTGTCTATCACGATACGAATCTATACACGTGGATTCAATCTTCTCCGCAATATACATCTACAAATGCGGCTGGATTTTACATCGTCAGACGCGTGAAGTGCGATTCATTTACAGTTGGTGGTGGTAATGGCAAGCCCATCATCAACGTATTTGGTGGATCAAACTACATCACATCCGTTTCATTTAGTACGCCAGTCGTCATCAATGCAAACTACTACGGCGCATTTACTGGCACTCATATTGGAGATGGTTCAGCATTAACAAATCTTAACCCAGCAAATTTAATTTTTAATGCTACTACACAAACAACAGCGGTATTAAATTTTAATTTAAATGAGATTGCCATTACCAACAATATTACATTCACTTCAGCCACTGGAGTTGCATCAAATGGGTATGCTAAATATATTGGCGCAACTGTTTTTGGCACTGGTATTACTGTTGCTTGGCCTCAAATTTGGAGCCCAAACAACACCAATTTAGTAGTGCTAACAAATGGCATTGTGGCTTTTAAATGCTTTGGAACCAATGTGTTTGCAGCTCCTTATCAGCCATGAAAAATATAATTTTAATTTTATTGCTGGTTTGCAATTGCGCATATTCACAAAGCGCATTTTCTTTTCGTAATGCAGCATTTGTAGGAGCATTAAAGCCTAAAGCAAAATCTGGAAATACTCTGCTTACTTCATTGTTTTCTTATTGGAAGTTAGACGAGACTGGAACATATGGCGCAAGAGCTGATTCATCTGCAAATCACGTAGATTTAGATGCACCTAATGGCGCTGATTATTCAGCTGGCTTAATAAACTATGCATATTATTGTCCAGAAAATAATGATGGTTATTTAATAAACGTTGATTCAGTTGGTCAAAATATATATGGCGCTAGTGAATTTACAATTTCTTTTTGGGTTAATTGGTCATTGGGGCCAAGTGAATATGATGCTCAAGGCATAATTTCGATAGGAGAAGGATTTTGTATACAAGCAAGACCTTATGACGGGGCATATAGTTTTTTTTGTAGAACTGCAGATCCTCAAGCAGATTCTAATTATTATATAAGTTATAATTTTGGATCTGCTAATTTTAATTCTTGGGATCATGTTGTTGTAACTAGGTCATTAGATGGATATTTAAGGTTTTATGTAAATAATAGTTTAACTGATACAATACCTATAAGTGGTGCCATCCAAGGGAATCCATATGATATATTTTCAAGCAGTGATATTATTCTGGGAAGATTAGTATATGGATATCCATTATATGGTAGTATCGACGAGTTCGGAGTTTGGACGAGAGCGTTGACAAGCTTGGAAGTAGAATCTTTATATAATGGTGGAAACGGAAAACCTTTTAATACATTTTAATTTATGAAAAAATCAATTATCGCTATCGGTCTCGCTTTGGCGGGAGTTATTCACGCGCAGGACGCAACTAATGTCCCGTCTGCAAGTTCTATTATTGTAACAACTAGAACTAACATTGTTACCATAGTTCAGCCCATTCAATTAACTACTGAACAAATGGCTGGAATCATCACTGCTGTTCAAGCAGGTGGCATCAGCGCAAATATACCTATCACTACTGACAATCTTCAGGGCGTTAATGTCCGTAAAAACCCTGCCGGTGGATATACTGTTTATATTCAGGTAAAATAATTAAACTACTTGAAATATCGCCATAGTAAGCCATTGGTCTTATAAAAGTGTAATCTATATATATGAAAGTCGTTGATATTGCCAATGAAATTTACTTAGAAAATGCTTCTCCAAGCGATACAAGCATTTCCTCAATTGCTTTTTGGATTCGCTCTAGCGTGGGCAAGTTAAATAATTTAATTTATGAGAGTTTTGTTGTGGACGCTGCCTCTTTAGAGATTGTGGATGGTTCTGGAAAAGAGATTTCTACTCTTGCTGCCGCTATCATAAAAATGATGTATAAAGTCTATAGAATAGACTTAGACATTCGCAGCAATATGTCTTCTCTTACAAATGACACTGTTTTAGAAGCAGTAGATGAAAATTTTAAAATCAAAAGAATCAATCGCAGCGAAGTATTAAAAACTCTTGCAACATTAAAAAAAGATTCATTAAAAGAATTAACTGACATTGTTCATTATTATCGCAGTTATAATGGTGTGCCCGACGCAATTAATGGCGATGATACTCAATGGGGTTATTATCCAGGCACTTCAACTCAATACGTCAGAAGCGTGGTTGGTCCAGTATAATTAAATTTATGGCAGGATTAATATCTAGCTCCGAAATGCAGATTGTTAGTGGATTGTATGATGATACTTTTAATACATTCCAAAGGAATATTGTTGTTTACAAAGAGCCAATTAAAAATGCCATAGTTAGCAGAACCAATCCTAATAACCCAAATCTTTTTGGTTTTGGTGATGCGCAAGTTGAAACTCAATATACTTATACGCCAATAAGCGGCGTTTTCCCCGCAATTGTTAGATATGTTTCAAAAAATAACATTGGTAAATCTGAAATGATGATGGATACCAACGCATTTGTTCCTGTTGGAGAAGTAAAAATAAAAGTTAAACCAGATTGTTATAACTTTATAGAAAGCGGCACAACAGACAAAATTACTTTTGATAATAGAGATTTTTATTTTGTTGGAAAAGCTCAAGCAATGCCGTTTCTTGGAAATCTCTTTTATACCTATCAATTGAAGCCAAAGCCGTAACATATAATGAATTATTATGGCACGAGTATCTCTTAATATTGATTATAAAGTCATTGAGAAAAAATTTTATAGAGAAGCAGGTAAATTGCAATCAGTAATGGCAAAAGCCAAAACAATTGCCAATAGGAACTTCAGAAGAATTCATCAAGCTCTATTGGATGAATTTGAAGAGCATGATATTACTCAAGAATTAAGGGCTGGTCCAAATCCCGACGAAAATCCAAGTGGAACTCTAGGTTCAATGAGCGGCAATCTATTTTCGTTTTTGGGATTTGGTGGCGGCACAGATCCAACAAAAGAATTACGCGCCCTATTAATGAATATAAATTTAGGCAGGGGTTATTATTCAAATGGCACAGTTTCTTTTGCTGTAAGAGATATTCCAACTAAAAATAAAATTATTGATGCCACAAGAATGGTTTGGGGCAATCAAACAAGCTGGGCTTTTGCTGTTGAAACAGGAGAATTTAGCGGAGATGCAGAATTAAGCCATTTCATTTTTAAAACTTGGGCGGGTTCCCGTTCAGGCACAGGATTTCAACTCAAGGGAATTGAATATACTGAAGAAAGCTTTGTTCCAAAACAATATATTTCTGAAATGCTTAGAAAATTTAAAGAAAGAGTTGGTAATTATCAATATGCTTCTAGGTGAGTGTAATAAATGATATGGATACAGGAATTTTTACAATAAAATATAAGGAGGTTTCAATTGATTCCACAGCTAGACAACCAAATATTAAGTAATTTATTATTATTTGTAGATTATCAGGTTCAAAGACAGGGCTCTAGTTTTAGTAATAAAACAGGGCTATTCTACCCTGCAAATCGCACTATAAATGGCTTAACGACCTATACTTGTGCCTATAAACAGCTTTGTAATGATACCTCCATAAGTGGGGCAACAGTAATGTCTGGGGTTTATATCAATGGCAATTATACCCCCGTTGGCACAAGCGGCTTATATGCCATAAATCACTATCAAGGGGCAATACATTTTTCATCTCCTCCTGCCTCAAATGCCGTTATAAGTGGTAGTTTTGCTGTTAAAGATATGGCAGTATATTTATCTGACCAGCCTGATTATAAGATAATATTTGAGGGTAAATACCAGTCCAATCCTAAATATGGTGACGTGCCATCTGGTATGCCATTAGATGTAAGTGTTGCTCCTGGGATATTTCTTGTGCCCAAAAATCAAGAAAATAGACCTTTTTCTTTTGCTGGTATTGATGATAATTACAATCGCGTTAGAGCAATCGTTGTCACAGATAGCGTTTATCAAAGGGTCGCAGTATCTAATATTTTAAAGAATTTGAGACTAAAACCATTGCCATTGGCCACCTCTACGCCATTTGATTATCTTGGAAATATTACTGGTCAAAATGCCTATAATTATACTGGATTACCATTTGCTTCAAATATTTCTCCAATAATTATGACCGCAAAAGCAATTGAAATACCCCAAAAAGCAGAATATGTTGATATTTACAAACAATTTTGCATGGTAGATTTTGAAATATCTACTTGGGCAGGACACATGTAGGATTCATTTTTTTTTCACGAAACAACTAAAAAAATGTATTAATATTCAGAAGTTAAAATCATTTTTTAAACAAAGGAAAAAATTTATATGGCCACAATACCAAGAATAGTATATTTTGCACAGACAGTGACAATCAATTCTCCATCTGCTGGAACACTTACTCTTCCAATCAGTTCGGCGAATATTGAAGTATCAAGACCAATTGAAGCGATCAGCACTTTCGGAAAGTTTTCTTCCTTAAATACTGCTCAAACCAATTTGACTACTTGCAAGAGCACTTTAAAGGGATATTTAGGGTCTGCATCGGGGGGCATATCTGGATTTACTGCCTCATTCTTAAATAATTTAATCACGGACACGAAAGCCAGCAGCGGTGCATCTATTACTGTTTCTCCTGGTGGTTTTGCTATGACTGGTATTCTTACAAGTCTTGGCATCGACATTTCGATGGGTGGTTTTGGTATGATTGATTTAGGATTTGCCGGTATTGGTAACCCATCAATTACTGCTCCAACTACTACTTATGCTGCTGATCCTGTTAGTTCATATGCGATTTCTCCAATTACTACAATGAGTATCGGAACTGGTGGTGGATTAGCTAATACTTATGCTACTTCAATTAAATTTTCTTATGATTTGCCAAGTGATACACTCTCTGCTCTTGGAGATAATCCTAATGCAACTCAAGGAAATTTAACCAGTCAGATGGCTACAAAGCCTCCTTATAAAGCAACAATTAATGTTGAAGGACATGGTGTTGATCCAACAAAACTTGATACTAATTTTGCTGCCGCTGTTTATGGTATTGGTGATATTGGAGTTGCTCTTCCCAATGCTAAAGTTAGTGCTCGTTCAGTAAATAACGCTGCCGGACAGGTCAGCGAATCATTTGCTTATACAATTGAAGATACGACTGCCACACTTACGACAGTTTCTCTTGGAGCTTATAGCCAAAATGGCAATACTCAAACAAGCCCAACTTACGGAGCTTAATTCTAATTACAAATCACAAACCCTGGCTTCGGCCAGGGTTTTTTTGTTTCTATGTATCTTTTTCTTGTGTAACTACATTTAAGGGAAAGGAACATTATGAATACACCAGAGAGTAAACTTATTGCCATAACTTGCGATAAAGAAATAACGAATCTTTATAAAGACTTCTTAGAAATCATTGAAGACCTTCAAAAAGACCATTCTATTATGGTCGAAAAAATAAAAGAAAAATACGGTGAAGAATATGCTGAAAACATCAATTATTTTAAACCCGTCAAATACGATCAAATTAGAAAAAGAGTGCTTGATCACGGCAATGAATGCAATAGAAGTTTGTTAAATTTTCTTGGATTTTTTGATTCAACAATCAATATAGAAAAATTAAATAAAGAAAAAGTAGTTTATAAAAAAACCATTGTTTCTCCTCCTTTCTACATAGAATAATAATAAGAATAAAATTATGGAAAAAGTAAAATATCTTTATGAATCAACCGTCCAAAAGACTATTGAAGAAAAAGTGACCGAAAAAAGACAGGAAAATGGTCAAGAAATTGAAGTTTCAAAAACCGTTAAAACCAAAAAGCCCTTTAAAATTGCGGTACTAAAGCCTGATAGAAAAAAGTTTAAAGAGGCAGAAATTTTCTACGCCAAAACACTTTCTCATTATTTGAAAGAGGGTCTTCTTCCATATTCTCTTGTTTCAAAAAGATACATGAATGATGGTGGGCCATTGAGTGACGACGAAAAGAAGTTTATTAATACTCTCAGAGAAAAGTATACAGAAATTCAAGAAGAATATTTTTCTATGCCTTCGGAATTAACTGAGGCCCATAACAAAAGACGCGCAGAAATTCTTTTAGAAATGACTGACATCAACAAGATTCTTAATGAAATTCAAAATAATTATGCTGAATTATTTGACAATACTGCCGAATCCAAGAGTAAAAATGATACTATTGAATGGTGGATTTTGAACTTGAGTTATGCTGATGAAGATGGAAATGGTCTCAAGCCTTTTTATGGCGAAGAAGATTTCCAATCTAAAATGAAAAAGTTGGAAGCTCATGAAGCTAAAGATGACCCTTTTATTAACGAAGTAATAAAAAAGCTTTCTTATTTTATTAGCTTCTGGTATGCCAGCAAATCACAAATCAAAGACGAAGATTTTAAATCTGCGGAAGAACATTATAACCAAAATGTTACAACTTATCTTCAAGACGAAGATATTGCTGCCGCCACAGAAACAAAACCGGCAGAATCTGTTGCTCCCCCCACGCCAATTGTTGAATCAGTTGCTGTTGCCGCCGTTGAAACTCCTATTGAAGTTGCCTCAACGCAATCCTGATAAAATGTGGAATCGTTTAGAGAATATAAAGTTTCAGAAATAGATGAATTAAAACTCATCTATTATGAAATTATTCACGGCAGTAGTTTTGAACCAGACATTAATCTATATATAAAACATTTTTCAGAATTAGAATCATTTCTTATTTTAAAAAAAAGAACAGAACTGTTTCATTTCTATTCTAAAGAAGGCGTACCGCATGAATTAGAATTGCTCAAAAATGCCATAGCTACAGAAGAATGGTCAGAAGAAAAAGAAAACAAAATTCTTGAATTTAAATATTTAATTTCTGACAACGAAAAAAATATTCATAATATTATACCTGAGCAACGTGCTCCCATTCAAAAAATCATTGATAATACAAAAGTACAGCTTAATGAAATGCTTTTTGATAGAAAAGGCATATTGGGCAGAAGCATAGAAGATCTTATTGATGATGATATAGAAGATTACTTATCCTATCTTTCTTTTTTTAAAGACGAACCCTGTACAATTCCATATTTATCAGATTATGAAGAATTTCAAAAACTTGAAATGTCTGAAATTAATAAATTTAATATTAGTCTGGGAAAGACATATAAGAAATTTTCTGAAGAAAACATTAAAAAAATAGCCTGCTTACCTTTCTTTTTAAACAAATTTTCCTATTCAAAAGAAAGAATTGATGGATTTTTAGGTAAACCAATCAATTCATTGACCAACAACCAAACCTCTTTATTTTCACTAGGGGTAAGAAATTTAAACGTTTTATCCCATGCAAAGGGTAGTCCTCCCGATGTATCTCTTGAAGCCAAACCCTTGGATGTTTTAAAATGGTATGATATACAGCATTCCATTATGATTGCCAAGCAAAATCAATCTGATTCTTAATTGTTTAATCTAAAAAATAGTGTAATTACTATTGTTAATTAACAAAGAATAAGATTATGGAAGATAATTTAGGCCAGGTAAAGGTATTAATAACTCCAGTAATTGATCAATCAAGACTTGATTCTGGGATAACGGATGCTGCTGAAAAAATGGCAGCACGTTTTGACAAAGCCTTTACTGGTAGAGGTCAACCACTTGGAAGAATAACTGGCAAAGTTACAGAGTTTGAAAAATCAATGGAAGCGGCAAATGCCCGCGTTATTGCTTTCGGCGCTTCTGCTGGTGGTATTTATCTTGTTAAATCTGCGTTTGATAAATTAGTATCTTCAACAATTGATGTAGAAAAAAATCTCACAAATATTAATATGATTTTGGGCTTGGGAAGTTCCAGCCTAAAAACTTTTTCCGCAGAAATGTTCAAAGCTGCCTCTGCTTCTGGACAAACATTTGAGACTGCTAGTAAAGTTGCCCTTGAATTTGCTCGTCACGGTGTAAGCGCGGTAGAAACCTCAAAAAGAATGAGTTCTGCAATGCAGTTAATGAGAATTTCTGGTTTGGATGCAGGAGAATCCGTTGATGTATTAACTGCTTCAATTAACTCTTTTAATAAAGAAGCCTTGACATCTGCTGATGTTGTAAACAGACTCACTGCTGTTGATACAAAATTTGCCGTTAGCGCCCAAGATTTAGCAAAGGCAATTGAACGCGTAGGTTCAACTGCTGCTGAAGCTGGGATACAATTTAATCAATTATTAGGCTTTGTTACTGCTGCTCAGACGCAAACTTCTCGTGGTGGCGCAGTTATTGGTAACGCTTTTAAATCAATCTTTACAAGACTAGCTCGTCCAGAAGTGCTCTCTGATTTGCAAGCCGTAGGCGTAACAACAAAAGATGCTGCTGGGCAAATTTTGCCAATGGTCCAAATCATGAAAAATTTGGCTTCCCAATATAGTCATCTTGGTGCAGCTCAAAAATCATTCATATCTGAAACTGTTGGCGGTGTTTATCAAGTCAACATTCTCAAGGCATCTTTAGCAGATTTAGGAAATGGAATTACTATTTTTGATAAAGTTGCCGCCACTGCCGCAAATTCTGCAGGGGTTGTTGATAAAAGAATGGCTCAATTAAATGAGACAATTTCTTCTAAATTAAATGTTTCTGCAAATCAATTAACTGAATTATTTTCTAACTTGGGTAATGTTTCTTTCGGTGGAAACATGAAAAAGGGTCTTGATAGCGTAAATAGTCAATTGGACTTTGTAAAACGTCAATTGGCCGATTTTTCAGAAGATGATACTTTTGGACAATCATTTGGTAAAACAATTGGCAGAGGATTGGCTGATGCATTTGGTAATATTTTATCTGGACCAGGGCTTCAAATTGGAGCGATGTTGTTGACTAAAGTCGTTGTAGGTCTTGGTAAGTTTGCAATTGACGCAGGTAAAAATATGATGGGCATGACTGATGCCTTAAAAGCGCAGCAGGGACTTTTATCTAGCGTGGGTAATTTTTTACAAAATCATAAAACTTTATTAGCAGAGCTTGAGTCTGGTCAAATAAGCATAAATGAAGTGACTGAACTTTATTTAGCAGACCTCGGAAAAGAAGAAGCGCATTTCGCTGCAATGGCCAGATACCAAAGAGAAATTGCTAGTTTGGCTCGACCATCTTTAAGCGCAGAAGCATTTGCGGAGTCCAAAACAAAAGGTGCTTCAGCAGGATATATTCCCGCTTTCGCACAAGAAGAAAGAGATGCCAGATCAAAAGGGGCATCTCCCAGCGTTAGAGCAATGTTTGGTCCAAATATCCCTGGGATTGGTCCAACAATTATTAATAGTGAAGAAGTTGTAAAACAAAATTATGGTGGATCTGGACAGCCAGCAATACTTCGTACTTATGGACCCCCTGGACCAACAAAACTTTCAGGAGGACTTGTTCCAAATTTAGCAAATATTTTAGGAACAATATCTGTTGAAGGAATAAGATACCAAAAGCCTGATAAAAAATCATTTCAAGATTTTGATTACCCATTTATAGATTTATTGTCAATGATTCAAGGGCAATATGGCAGACAAATTCTCCCAATTTCTGCCAAATCTGGAATAGAAGCTGTATCAAAAGTTGGTCATCCAGGAAATTGGAATATAAGAGGATTTAACAAGCCTGGAGCAATTGCAAATTATCTTCAAGAATTATCTCGCCCAGAAATGTTTGTACAAGAAAGTTCTGAGCGTTTAAGGCATATAAGATCAAGTAAAGAAGTTTTTAAAAATCGTTTTATAAATCAAATTGGTGCGTATAATACTCAAGGTTTTGAAAATTTAGAATTTTTAAATCCAGTTGTATTTGGGGCAAAAGAGAAGGGCCAGGAAATATATCATCAGATGCAAAAACAACCATTGTTATCTTCTGCTGAAGAATTTCCCGCAATAAAATCGGCAAGAAATTTTCCTTGGTATAGAGGAGGAAAATCTTTTTCTCCTACAACTATGGTTGAAAACGAAAATATTATTCGCGGTCCAAAAACATATGGCGCATGGTACGAAGATTATATTCAAAAATTTTTAAAAGCTCATCCAGATATTCTTTCGTTAATTGGTCCAGGAATGACTACAGAAAGCCAGGCTCAATTAAATCAATTATTAAGAAATTTTTCTAAAGATTACGAAGGAGAAGAGAGATTTTTTGAAGAAAAGTATATAAAGAAATCTGGTGGACACATTCCAAACTTTGGAAAAATAATTAGCAAAGGTGGTTCTGATCTTGATCTTTCTGAAGATGGAACATTAAAAATACATTATCTCGCTTCATCTATTTCTAACAACGTTTTTCCCGAACTTCTTGAAGCATTAAATTCTGGAGAAATAACAAAAATAGATGGAGGAACAATTGTCGGCCCCAAAGTTCCAAATTTAATTCATCATTTATCAAAGCTTTTACCAAAGTTAAGAAAAATAAATCCAAAAATACCCAGTTCTATTCCAATAACTGGTTATTTTACTCCTAACGATTTATATCGTAATGCTTTCAGAAATAGGGGCGAAATGGTAACGCGCAATGTTTTGGATTCAGAACATCAAAAAAAATTAAAGGAGCTTGCTTCTAGTCAAGGATTAAGAATTGTAAAAACCGGTAGTTATACTCGTTTTGTTAAAAAAGAAGACAAAAATGATTTCAACACTGCTTATGAAGTTAAAGTTCCTGGAGAAAGATCTCCAAGATATGGTCTTTTTACAGAAGAAGATATACAAGGAATATTCCCTCAAGCAACATTTACTCCAAAAACGCAAAGAGATCTATTTTCTAGTAATACAACCGCCAGAAAAGATCTTACGCAATTAAGAGCTGCTGTCAAAGCGATGGCTGGCGCAAACAGACAAAATGTAGAAGATAGATTTGGTAGAGAATATATTGAATTATCAAAAGTTTATCCTCGCGGATTGGCTTCGGGATATAATCCTATTGCCGATGCATTTAGCAGAGAGAATTCTCCAACTGCAAAGCTTGGTTTTTCTTCAAGAGTTAAAAGTTCTGGAAATCCTGGTGGAGCATTAGTTTATGATTCTTCTTATCAAAATGGTCCAGAAGATGCAATCAGACAACATCTTATGTCTGGAAGACCAGACGTAGTAAATGCTGGTACGCCTAATGAAAAAATTCCAAACTTTGCAATGGATATGTCTGCTATTTCAAGCATTGCTCTTGGCGCAATGCAAGGCACAGGACTATCAGACTGGACATCTAAAAAGATGCCTGAAATTTCTTATGGCTTTGATAAAATGCAACATGCAGTTGGTACTGCCACCGAAAAATTGTTGTTGATGCAAAAACAGTTGGAAGCAGGTCAAAATGTAAAATATGGTGGTCAATCATATGCACCAGATCAATCAATAGAATTAACAAATGCATTTAAAAAAGCTTTTGATGAAAAATTTAAAGGCAAAGGTTTTCAATTTGGTACATCTCAAGAAGAATTAAAATCTCAGCAAGCGGCCTATATTCCTTATATTCAAAAAATACAAGAAAAAGAACAAGGAATTCGTTCTCGTGGATTTGCTGCAAGCATGATTGCCCCCGCAGTTGGGGGAATTGTTTCTCAGGGGCTTCAAGCTGGTGGGTATCTCAATGCTTCAAAAGCTGTGTCAGCATTAACAGATAGCGCCACAATGGCTGCTCAATTCATGATAGCTTTTCCAAACAGAGTTGGAACAGCACTTTCTGGTGCAGTAATGGCTTCTGGTGTTTCTAATGCTCTTAATGAAATGGTTTATAAAACCGGCACTTTAGAAAGAGCATTTGATTTAACAAGTACAAGATTAGAAAAAACTGCTTCAGCAGTAAATACAATCAATCAAAGTTATGATGCACTTGATTCTGCATTAAAATCTGGATCAATAAGTACTAGTCAGTTAGTTGCACTTCAAAGAAATTTAGCAAAATCTTATTCAGAATTGGGTGCAGTAAAAGGTGGCGGAGCAATTGTCGCCGCAATGAAAGGTGCTGGCACAGCCGAAGCAAGAGCAACGGCTGGGGCAGAAGCAGTCGATGCATTACAAAATGAAAGAAATAAAAGTTCATTTCAATTAGCTTTTGCAAAACAACAACAAGCTCGTTCTGAATTTGGAATTAATTTTGGAAAAGGAGCGCAAGGAAATCTTACTCCAAGAAATAGACAAGAACAAATTGAAAATATAGAATTAATGCGTAGTGCTGCATCAAATATTCAAGGTGAATTTATTACTGCCCAAAGTAAAAAGGGTGGAAACGCAGAATTGGTACAAAGAATGGCTACAGGAGTAATTTCTAGGTCAGATGTTGAAACAATTAAAAAAGGGGCAAAAGAAACAGAATCCTATAAAGACTTAGAAAAGGCTGACCCAAAAGCTGCGGCTGCTGTAATCGAAGAATTAAATAGACAACTTCAAGAGGTTGCTATACCTGATGACCAAATTTCAGCATATAAAGAAAGTCTTGCAAAATTAAAAAGTCTTCAAATTCAAGAAGTTTATTTGCGCCAAAACTATAATCAGTCTCTGCAAAATAAATTGCAAAGCGGTTCAATTGCTTCTGCGATGGCCAATACCAAAAATATATATGGTATTCAAAGCAAGGGAATACAAGAGGGTTACGAGTATTCTAAAAAAGAAAAAGGATTGGGATTAGAAGCTCTATACACTGGTGAGCAGTCAATGATTTTAAAGAGGGGAAAAGAAGAACAAGCTCATATCGCAGAACAAACTAGTCTCAAAGCTCAGGCTGTTAAAGCTCAAGGTGGAGCAGAAATTGGTTCTTTAATTAGCGGAGAGATTGGAAAATTCATTTCTTCATCTTTGGGAACGGCGGAAGCTTCTGGAAAAACTGGTACGGTGCAGCCAAGTGAAGCATTGAGTAAAGCAACAGAATATCTTGGCGCCAGACAAAAAGAATTTTCTGGAGCAGGAGGGGCAGAAAAGTTGTTTGAATTACAACAAAAAGCTACATCACCAGATGAATTTGCTAAAAGTTATCTTGGAGAATTTAAAGACTTTCAAGCTGGTACTGGGGGAAAAGGTACAGAAGCAGATTACAAAACTTTACTCAGTCAAATTTCAACAATGTCGGCGGGAGATATAAATGAAAAAATGCTCAAAACTCTCCTTGATATTCAAAAAGTTGATGAAGAAGGTAACGCACAGCAAAAAGAAAGCTCTGATCAAATGATTGCTGCCATTGCCGCTTCTAAGTTTAAAGAAGCTGCTGGCCAATTAGGAGGAACAGGAATTTTAGATAGAAATACCTTTCGTCAACAACGCAGAGAAATAAGAAGAGCAGAATCTAAATTGCGCTCAAGAGATGCCGGAGTAAGAGGCGAAGGGGCAGCAAGATTATTGGCTGCAATTCCAGAAAGTCAAAGAGATTATAATGACCCATATATTAAAAAATTATATGATGCTGCCTCTGGAGGCATAGCAAGTAGACAAGCTCGTACATTACAAGGAACTGGCATTGGAAAATATATGGTCTCTGGCGCCGAAGCTGGTCAAGCTGCAATTTTTGAAAGATTTAAAGGCACAAATCTTCCTATTCCAAAATCAGTCAAAGAGGGATTAGAGCAGATGAAAAAAGGCCAAGGCGTAAATCCAGAATTCGACGCCGCTTTAAAAAAATCCGCAAAATCTCTTAAACTCTCTACAGATGCTGTTGATGCTTTTGCGACTAAAATTAATTCTTTTAATTCTGCCATTGATATTGGTCAAAAAACAGGAGCTATTGCGCAAAACAAAGCCGAACAAGATCAAGTTAAAGCAGAAATGGAAAAACAAAAGGGTGAGTTACCTGCTGGCACAGCAAAGTCTAGCGAAGCAATTCTTCCCATAACAGATAGTCTTATTACAAGATATGGTCAAGATACCGTTCGTCTTTTGACTGATATTTTGGGGGCAATGATTGCTTTGCGCATACTTGGCGGCAAAGGAGCAATTAGTGAAGTTGGTGCAGGAATTGCTGCTGGTGGTAGAAAAGTAATGGGCGGTATAAAAAGTATTGGTAGAGCTTTTGGTATTGGCGCAGCAGCAGAAGGCTCTGTTGCAGCAGGGGGCGCTATTGCAACAGAGGCTGTCACAGCGGCAAAGGGGACAATTAAAGTAGATCTCGCCGCTCAACAGGCAAAAGCCTTGGAAAAACAAATGGCTTATATCCCAGAATCTTTTGGAGGTCCAAAAGCTCCAGGTCCATCTTTCGGGGAAGTTTTGCCAGGAGAATTAACTCATCTTGAACCAACTTCACAACTTAAACCACAATTTAAACCTGGTGTTCCCGTAACTGATGCAGAAATAAATTCTGCTTTAAATGCAGGAAGAGAATCTGGAAGACAAGCGGCGAGCACAAGTAGAGCCATTGCCGCCACGGAACAGGCAGCAAAGACTGCCAGCGAAGCTTCTAAAGCTGGTAAAGTATTGGGTATGGGAGCAAAAGTTGGAAAATTTGTAGGGGGTAGTCCACTTTTAGGAGATTTAGTAGACGTTGCTTCTATTGGTGCAGGAGCCATCTCTGGAGGAGGAAATATATCCGAAACAATGGGCGACATGATGTTAGAATCTGCAAAAGAAAGAGTTAATAAACCTGGTGGACATATGGGCGGTGACTTTTTGGCTGGTATGACCGTAAGAGGAATGACCAGTTCTTTCTTAGCTAAAGATGTTAGTAAAATGCAAGAAGGCGAAGGTGGCATAAATAGATTAGAAAATGCCATAAAAATGAAAGAATTGATAAAATCTCAAGGTGGCAACATTAAAAACGCTGAATTATTTAGCCCAGATTTTAGAAAAAATTTATTAAATCCAGAATGGCAGCAGTCTCATGGTCTTGCCCCTCATTTGGATAAATCTGGTGGCATTGTTGCTCCAACTGGCGCAGCAATTCCAACTGGAGACGCTGCTGCCAAAGCCACAGGACAAAAACCAGAGTCAGAGGCTTCTAAAACAGAGAAAAAGCCAGCAGAACCACAAAAGGTTGATGTTAAAATGAGTGCGGAGCCATTGCATGTAAATGTTACTGTTACCGATGAAAATGGTAAAAAGATACAAGAAATGCAGCAACAAATTGTTCAGTTCAAGCAAAAACTAGAAGAAGTAACTGGAAATAAAACTCCAGCGGCTATAACTAAATAAGTATTATAATATAATTATATGGCAAATTTTGTAGGTTTAATAACTGGCACACTGGGATACGAAAAAAGGAAAGAGTTTTTCGGTAATGCCCTTATGCTCAGGGAGGTTGACACATACAACTATGAAATTTATAGCACTGATTTTGCCACCCAAAATGCAGATGTAATTCAAAATAAAATACAGCAGCAATTTTCTAGTGTTTATTCTGGAGATGTTAATGTTAAAGTATTTAATACTCAAAACACTTATCAATTTCCTAGCGATAGCTTAAGAGCTTCAAGATTTTCGGTAACCGTTGAAATTAAATTGCCATACGCCAATTTATCCAGTGACTTTACTGAATTGGCTGGAAATTATTACAAGGGTTTAGATTCAACATTCTTTACTAACTATGGCAAATATTTGTTGGATTTTAAAGAAGATTTTACCTTTGCTACAAATGCAAATGGAAATAGAGAATTTGGACATAATGTTTCTTTTGGATTACAAACTGGTTGGTCAGGAGTCAATTCTCAAGCAGGAAGAAAATCTTATGCGCAGCAAGTAGTTAGCGGCATCTTTAGTCAAGACAAAAATACCACATTTGGTATAGATACAATGGTTGGTAATGTTCTTTATGTCGGGGACAGTGGAGTGTTTAGAAATTACTTTTCAGAATCTTATGACTTGATGAAAAACTCTTATAGTTTTTCAAGAAAAAGAGAGCAATTGCCCATTGATTCAACAAATTCCATTTATAATCTTAATTATGCAATTAATTTAAATACAGATGGTACTGTTGATGTTTCAGAGAAAGCTTCCACAATGGCAAAGATTAGTTTCAATTCCGCAAAGACTGATTTTGATAATTTTTATACTGGGTCATATGGTCGCTGTAATGTTATGTTTAATAAATTTTATAATTCAAACATTATGCTGCAAGACACGCAGTATTCCACCTATGGAATAAATGCTGTTTCTGGGTTAATAAATTCTCCTTTAAAATTAACAAGATTTTACGACACAAATAGTATGCAGTTAAATTATGATGTCACTTATACCAACAACCCAAACTATTCTGGGCCAGGAACAATACAATCAGAAACTCTTGAATTTAATATTGATAAATATAATAAAGTCGAGGTTTCTCATGCCTTTGATTTTATATCTAATAGGATTACGGGCAGCGCCGCAACATTTTCTAGTTTAATTAATTCTGCTATTTCATCAACTGGACCAACAGTAAGTGGGTATTATAGCTCAAATTTTTCTAATATCAATACAATTTTCCCAAAAATTAATTTAATTAAAAGCACGGCGAGTTATCCAAATATCAAAACAAAAGCAATGGCCAAGTTTGAATATAGTAACAATCCCACTTATTTTGTTACATATAATGGCATAGTTTTTAAAATTTTAGATTATGATATTGAAAAGAAATCTCCCCCAGATTTAATTAAAGAATATAAAATTGTTAATCGCCCCACTAAAAAGTCAGTAATGACTTATGAATATCAATCAGAAAGGGGTATATTGTCGGTCAGCGTAAAAGCTTCAATTGGCAAACAAAATAATCAATTTTATCCAAACACTAATGGGACTTTTTCGCCATTGAATGATGATTCAAATAGTAATAATTTGCAACTATATCAATATTTAAATGCCCTTTATCAATACGCTGGACAATTGTTCCTGGCTCAATTTGGCAATCCAACGGTGGCATTTAATTGGTTTATTTCTGATTCTAGTTATTCTTTTAGTTCTGAAGGCGAATTAATGGTAAAAATAGATTATAATTATACATTAAAGAAGAGATCCAATGTTTTACAAAGCAATCAAAGGCCCACCACAGTCCCAGTAGGTGGTTATTAATTTATGACAAACAGTATAACAGTATCATATAATGGCACAGCTTTAAATCCAACGCCATTAATTAATTATTCAAAAACGCCAATTAATTTTGGTTATATCTATGGATACAATACAGATATAACTTTAGATGGTCTTTATTCTGGTATATTAACCACTGGAGCAACAATATCTGCTTTAACAACCATATTTGCAAATCAATTTAAAACGTTGAGCGTTGATACAGACACAACTACAAATCTTTATAAGTGGGATAATGTAACTGTTGATTCTATATCAATTGATCCGAACCCCTATTACTCAGGCAGCTTTGTCAAATATTCTATTAAATTAAAATCTTATGATTTCCCTAGTGGGGTTATCGACCCTTCGAATGAATATTCTTTTACCCAAAATGATGATGGAACAGTAAATGTTAATCATAAAATTAGCGCAAGAGGCGTAAGAAATAATGTTGGCGCATTTGCAAATGCAATCGCTTTTGTTGGTCAGTTTACTGGAAGAGACCCATATTCAAATTGTGCTCCTTATTTTGTTCCAAATGGGAGCGGGGTATTATTAAGCTCTTCAGAAAGTATAAATCGCGCAGAAGGCATATATAGCGTTAACGAAGTTTATAAATATATAACTGGAGACACAACAAGTCCTTATTTTCATACTACCAATTTAAGTATTGATGATAGCATTGAAGCAGATTTTAGAAAAATAAGTTACGAGTTAAAAATACAGGGCTCACCAATATCAAAAAATTTAGAAAACGTTATTTCTACTTTAAATTATGATCTTCAGTCAGACATTGGAGATGAGTTTGGGTTTGATGTTTCTAACTGGGTCAAAGATACTTATTCTGCTACCATTGATTCTGGTTCAGCATCAATTGATATAAAAGTTGGTTACATTTCTGGTGCATCAATAAAAACTGGATTTTTTGATTATGATGTGGTTTGGGATAATGACAGACTAACAAATACAGAAAACTGGAAAGTAAATGGGGACTTTAGATGTTTTGGACCATTAGAATATAAAAGAAATCAATTGGATAAATTTAAAACGGCTAATAATATAAATTTATCGGGAAATGACGCTTGGCGTCCTTATTTATCTGGATTAATAACTTCTTCTCCAATTTATTCGACATTGCATGACTCTTTTAAGAGGTTGTCTTATAATTCCAAAGTTGTCGTAGACGAAAATCAAAAATTAGCCACATTAAGATTGTCTTTGGAATTAAATGCATCATATGAACCCGCAGGCACTTCTGATTTAAGATATTCTTTAGAAGGCTCTCCATCAAAGTGGATATATGAATTACTCCCTTCTGCAAATATTGAAGGTTCTTTTGTTATTCAAGACTTACAGTTGCAAACACAGCCAAAACAAAAATTTACAATTTCAGCAAAAACATATAATAAAGATGCCGCCGCCTCGACTATCTATGGATATATGGGTGGATTAACTTCAACATATGTAAATTCTGGCACAGATACAGATGTGGGCGCATTTTTAATTGATGAAAATTTACGCACTGGCGTTTATGATGTTTCTTTGTCTAAAGAATTTTTAGGAAATGATAATGCCTCAATTTCTTCTACTTTGTTAAAATTGCAGGCAATTGGTACATATTCTGGAACTGTTGCAGTTCGTCCTGGAGGATATAATTTTGGTTATTAAGTGTAATTAATCATATTAGGACAAAGGAAAATGAATACCAACTCTTTTTTAACTTGCTTAAATGCAGCGGGAGTAAACACAGGAATTTCCATTCTTGGTTTATATTCATTTTCTAGTGGTACCCCTTCACTAGTTTATAATCAAGTATATACAACTGGATTAAACTTATATAATGGTTCTCCTTATGCCCCATCTTTGCCATTAATTTTTGTTGGCACAGGCAATCAAACTAGCGGCAGTTTTTCAAAAAAACAACCTTATCAAATAGGTACAGGTATACCCAGTATTTTTTCTACAATTTTTTCTTTAAACTATAGTGGATGTTTAAATAATCAGGGGAGCAATTATTTACTTGCTTCAACAGTTTTTGATTATAATAGTTCTACTTCTGGGGTTTCGCTAGGAATCACTCCTTCTAATAGGCTTTTTTTCAATACCAAGAATTATTCATATACTTTACCACAAGAAATTGGAATTGGAGATTTTGCTTGTTTTAGCGTTCAAGATAATAGATTTGTGAATATTGGATTAATGAATTTAAGAGATAATTCATATACTCAAAAATTTTATGACGCTGGGAGCGGAGCATTAGATTCTTCTCAATTATTTATCGGAGGAATGAAAAATTATCCTCCCAATTTTACTGGATACTCTGGCGTTATAAAAGATATATATTTATTTAGCGGTAATCTATCAAATCAATTTATAAGTAATTGTGTAGACTGTTCATTTGCCACCGGCTCATCTTATTCATCTTTAACCTCTGGATATAGTTCTGCCAAAATAACGGGGTCTTATTGGACTGGTATTTATGAAACTGGCATAACAGGTTATCAAACTGTTTCCACCTCATACATAAAACAAGATGGAACTTCTGGCACCCTATATATTAATTCTGGATTAACTGGAAATATTTTATCGTATTATGGTCTTACTCCTCAAATTCAAAATGTCCAGTACAACCTTACTGGAACAGGAATTTCAATTCAATATGATACAGGAACAAGAGCAGGTTATTCAACTTTTGATTTATATATTCAACAGGGTCTTGTTTCTGGGGATGTAGTAGAAGTTTATACTTATCCCGTCAACAACTCTAATATTGAGTTGTCTATATTTAATAATTTATATCCAATTGTAAGTGGTGAGGCGCAGATATATGGCAATGGTCTTGCAGAAACCTCTGGGGTAGATTATACTGTTGCTTTTAATAATGTAATTAATGGTTTTGACAACAATGATGTCCTTTTGTATGACATTTATCCTGTAACTTTTACAATGCCTTATCAAAGCGGGTATGTTTCCACTGGTGTTTCTGGTTCTGGTTATATTTTAATTACTGGCATTAGTGGTATAAATTTGAATTCGGGATTTAACTATGATTTTTACCTAAATGGTCAAAAAATGATTAGCGGCTTAAATTATACTTCTAGTGGATCCACTTTAAGGGTTTCTGGCAATGATTTATCCGACATTAATGACCCATATCAAGATTATCTTGAGGCCAAATTTATACCCATTTATTCTGGTTTTTTAAGAAAACTTTACCAAATATCTGGAAGTCAGTACTATATTAGCGGAATTTTAGGGTTTAATCAACAAATCTGGGTTAATGGTCTTAGACAGAGGCTCAATATTGATTATTATAAATATAGCAGATGTAGGTTCTGTTCTGGTGATTTTAATGACCCTAATTATTCATTTAATTTATATAATAATGTATCAAGTACACTAGATTTATTTAATCTATATGACCTAGATTCTATAGTTTTTGGTTTTGATGGACAGCCACTCTTAGATACAAGTGGGCAGTTTATTTATTTTTAATAATTAATATATGATTCAAGTTTTACAAGGAGTAAAGGTTACGCCAAAAGGCTCTAAAAATCGTTTTTTGAGTGATGCCAAATGGAAGCAGCAATCATATGCTTTCGGGGGATGGATTTATGATGTGTCTACTGAATTAAATTTCAGTACAAGCCCCACAGAAATTCAAATGCATGTCGCTTTGGAGACCTCTTCTTTTTCTCAATCTGCCGCTTTTTTTGACATCAATCAGGGGGATTTGAATTGTAGCGCCGACATAGGCGGGGCATCAAATGAAAGAACTTTTGATATAGATTTAGATGGACTTGTTTTTTCTGACTTTCTTTTGTATTCCTATGATATTTCAATAGACGCTGGTCAAAAAATTCTTCATGTTGTTTTCAAAGACCATTCTCTTATTCTTGATAAAATTTATGTAGGATTATTTAGAAAAGAAGGTTTTACTTTCCCTCATTTTGCCAGTTCGATTATTCAAATGCCGATGAGATGTCAGACCTGTCAATATGACAGCAGTGTCGTAAGTGGCACGGGTGTTGTTTCCAGAGATATTGGTTATGCTTCTTATGCTGGTATGAATGGAAAGGTTTATGATGGATTTTCAAATGTTTATTATGGAGATGGAAATGTTTATGATTCTTGGAATAAATTAATTAAATTTTCAAATAATCAAGGGGCATCTCCTGGAGCTTTTGGTACATTTGATTTAAATGGTGGATATTTAATTCTTGGCTCTGAAAGCGCAACAACTGAAAGATGCAATAGCTCTCCTGATGTTACTTATAGTTTCATTGAATTACTTGCATCTCTCAAAAGCAATGGTTTAGCTTTTAAAGGGGCATTTCCTAGTGGATATGCAGATTCAGATTCGTTATATAGAAAAAACTATAATGGTCCATTAAGAAATGTTTTAGAAAATTGGTGTTCAGATTTGGGTTATACATTTTATTGCAGTGGCAAAACTTTCATTGGCGTTAATTTAAAAAACCCTATTGATATTAGTAATTTGACAGGGATTGCCGACCCAACAAGCACGCTTGGCCAAGGATTCCAGATTAATTATGGTGGCAATACAAATGGCACCGCTATTCTTTCGATGAATAGTAAGGTTTCCCTTGATGGAACATTTAAACAATCTGTTGTGGTAGAAAATGACTATCCTATCCAAGAAAAGCAAACAAGCAAAACTGTTAAAAAATATATTGGTATAACTCCATTACATCCCATTTCTTTAAATGAAATAAATCAGGCTCAAATTAGTGATATTAATGTCTATGGGACTCCATTCTATAGAAGCGCTTATGATACTGATTGTTTTGACAAACAATTTACTGCTGGTGGTCCAGCAACAATAGAAAACTCTGCTTGGTATCTTAATTTTGCTAGATTAGATGGCAGAAGCTATGGCGATGTTGACGCGGCAATTGCGCTAACAAATTATAATTCTTCTTTAAGAGATATGTTTGTCGCTCAAAGAGCTTTGCGTAATGTAAGTTATGGCGCAAACACCGTATTAAGATATCAAAATGGAGAGCCTGTTACTGATGCAAATGGCGTCATATTGTATGATTCTTTAGCTAATCCATATTGCGTTGCAAATTTTAATGCCCTTGGAATGTTCCCAGTTTTGGAAATAACTGACCCACAATTCAAAACAGATATTTTATCAGATAACATTACTAATGCAGAAAAAGATGGTTTATCCAATCTGAACATTGATCAACAGTATTATAGAGTTTTCTTGGGTTATTATTTTCCTGATTATAAAGAAGATATAATAAATTGGGAAAAAGCGGCAGCAGATTCAATGTATAAATATGGTGCTGTAACGCGTGGAACTTTGACAACTTTCCCATTCGTGTCTGGAAATATTTTAGATGATATTTCTCCAACGGTTGGATTTTATGGTCAAAATGGTCTAGTTTATACAAGATTGGAAAATTCTTTTGACCCATCAACAGATAGATATCAAGATGTTAAAACTTTTCCAAATCCAGATGTTTTTATTGGTTCTGGATATGTAAAATCACTTTCTCAAGGCACCTATTATAGAAATAATTCAAGTTATACTTCATTTATCCCTCCTGGTTATAGCGATTACCCTGGAAGAGTTCCGACTGGATTATGGATTGCTTCACTAGATAATCCTTGGGGTACAACTCAAGAAGATTTTAATAGGCAATTAACAATGCAGCTAACTGATGTTTGCGCGCAAAACTATAGCATTTCTCAAAGCGCCCAAGAACAGCTTACTCAAACAGATAGACAAAACCAAGATTGGAGATTGGAAGATTTTCTTCCTATTGCCAATCCAGACTTAGAAAAGGTGGATGATTTAATTAGAACGCTTGTATACGATGGGTATAATATAGACACCTTTCCAGATGAAGTTGTAACGACTTATGTTGATATTCACCGTATTCAAAAGAAGCACTGCAAAAAACTTCATGTTTTAATCATTCCCGATACCATTACTCATCCAAATATCTACGCACAATTTAATGCAAGACCAATTAATAAAATTAATCCAATTGCTTTAAAAACTTATAAACAAAGATTATATGAGACTGATTTAAAGAAATTTACAACGGAAACGCCAAGTATTTGTAGCTTAAGTCTTCTTGATGAAATGTGCAGAAATCTATTAACTGGTGCACAAGGGTCAAATTATACGCTTCAAGGTTTTAATTTTCCTTCTACTCAAGCAAATGGCTGCGTTCTTTTGGAAAATAAAAATAATCCATTTTTTTATGGATTTCAAAATGATACATTATATCGCCCCAATTCAAGGAGCTTAGATATTTATATCCAAAAAAATCCCAATAAAGAATTTTCCATGCCCACAGACGTGAATGGAGATATTTATTTTTCTGACTTAGATGGAACTGTTGTTTTGCAAGATGGGTCATTGAATACATCCATTATTTATCCTGTGCAGCCAAATTCACAACAATATGCTGGATTTGGATATGGATCTCAGGCAAACTATTCTGGAGTATTATCTACTACGATATTAGAAGAATATCGTATTCCAAAATTAACAAATATATATGGGTCTCCAGTAAATACCACTGGAAATAATACAATTAAGCAAAAAATGATTCATACTCCAGTTGATGATACATTGCAACCTCAATTGGATCCAAATTCAAATAAAGCCACTCCATATATTACGGTCATTTCTGGAGGAGGATATTCCAATATTGTTACTACTCCACAACAATATTATAATTTAATCTCTGGTATCAATAATTACAATCTTGATGTCCCAACTAAAACAATTGATTTAAGTTTAGCTGGTTCTCCAAGATTTTTCCCATCTGCATTTTTACCTTATTTGACTCCTTCTAATGGTTTAATCAGTATAAAATTAAGCGTAGGGGAAAATGGTGTAAAAACTGATATGACTTTTTCTGATAGACCAAAGCAATTGCCGACTGAAGAAGCAATCTTAAATAAGATTGGACCAAGGATAAAAGGAGTTTATAACTAATGACGCTTACTGGTACAAATTATCTTTATTTGCCACAAGTTAATGGATTTTCTTTTAACTTGTATAATATAACTTTGTCAGATTTTAATAATCCGGTGACATTCTCTTTTATTGATAAAAACTCTAACTCCTTTTCTTTTCAATTTTTAAGTGGATATATCTACGATAATTCTGGAAAAATCATTTCTTCTTGTAATTTGTCGGATTATCAAGTTATAAATGGCTATGTCGGTAATAATACTTTGGATTATCAAATAAATGGCATATTTAATCAAATACCAGTTTCTTTTTCAAACTTAAATAAATTAACTATTTCATCTAATTCAACGGTAGTAAATTGCGACGTTTCTATCAACTCGAATCCTATAAATTACTCTGTATCTTTCCCAAGTACATATAATGTTAGCGGGCAGTTAGTTGGGGTAATAAATTCTGATACAAATTTCGCTGTTTATAATCCAAGTTTATTATTTTATAATAATTCATTTCAATTGTTGACCCCGCCGCCAAATGTTTTTATAATTAATTCTGGCTCTAATAATTTTCCGCTTCAAGATGTTGACCCAGTTAGCGTAAGCTATTTAAATACATTTTTATTGGGTCTTACTTCTTCTTTTGGAGATATTGGTGGTAAGTTCTATTCTAATCGACAAGTTTATGCAACTAATTTATTAACTTTGTCTGATTACGATTCAAATGTTTATTACCAAGATTCTTTATTTAATGGTAGTTGGAGTGGAAATTCATTTTCTTATAGCGATAACGCATTGAATTATAATTTTTCTTTTAATACTATTTATGGGGACATTTTTGGAGACAGTTTGCCATCCATTGTTTCTATTAAATATGAATCATTATATCCTGTTGATAATTCTACATATATTTCTTCTTATGTTACAGGTTTTAATTTAACAAATAGTGGATTGTATTCTGGCGCTGCCCCAAGCGCCTCATTTACCAATTATTATTATGTTACAGGATTAGAAAAGGCAAATGAAAGTTTTCTATTCAGTTCTGGATGTTCAAGTCAAATTTTGACTACTTTTTCTGGAGGGTCACCTAGTGGTAATGCTAGTGGTTATTTGAATCTTGTTAATGTTTATTTAAGTGGTATATATGGTTCTGGAGTTAAAAATTACAAAGCTGTTTCAAGTTATTCCGCTTTAAGTAGTGGTTCTGGGTATAAATATTCTCCAAGTATTATTTTAGCAACAGGAGGTTCGTGTTATAGTTTACCAGATTATTCTGGCGTGGAACTTGGTCAATTTAAAAAGATTAGTGGATCTGGCTCGTTGCTTTCTCAGGCTGGTGGACTCTACGGAGAAGTTTTAACAACTGGAATCACTGGTTCTGGAGGGGCGGTAACAGGATATAGAGTCACGGGATTAAATATTACAAATATAGGTTATGGATATGGATCTAGTTATCCTCCTTTTGTATCCTTTATAAGGAGCACTGGTGACTCTTTAACTAGTAACGCTTCTGGAACTTTATCATATAAATCTACTGGATTATATAATTTTACTGGATTTTGGAATGCAGCTGTTGGATCTTCTACTTTGCCAATTTATTCTTCAAGTGGCAAAAATTATTATTCTGGGAATTTTCAATTAGGTCAATTTCAAAATTATATAAATTTAGCAGTGGGAGTTTCTGGATTGGATAATACTTATCCTGTGACGGGTCTTTTAACTGTATATTTATCAGATGGTTTTACAGGTATCAGTACTCAAAAATTAATATTTCAATCTAGATCTTTTAATTCTTATACCGGCGCGCTTTTACCAAATCCATCTTTAATTAGTTATACTCCTCCGCCAGATTTGAGTGGAGTATTCCAACAAACCCAATTACTGTCTCAAACAATTTATTTCTAAAACCTATGGCAGACACAAAAAGCTTGGCTTACGCAAAACAAACAAAGAAAAATGTAGATAGTTTGAATACTAACTCTCTCATTACTGCCACTGTTATTGCCAATTATGGCGATCCAGGGCTTGATGAAGATTATTATTTTGATATTTTAAGTAGATATGTAATATGTGTTATAGAATCTTCCAATAGATTAATTACTGCTAATGGATGGGCAAATGGAAAGAGTTTAATTGTTGTAAAAAGACCAGAAAGCCTATGGATAAATTATCAAGGTGGATTCCTCAACGACGTAGCCACGCAACAAAGAATAGATTATAATTTAAATACAAATGTCGGTCCAGCAGGTAATTATGCTACAAATGTTATACCAAGAATCAATTATCCTTATCAAATGGGTGAAACAATTCAGGTTAGAAGACTGACTCCAACTGTATCTTCTTTGGTTCAAAATAATTATCAAAAGTTTTTTTATTCACAGTGCACCAATAGCATAACTGATACAAGATATAAAAATTATGGAATTTGGCATGAACAAGGAATGGGTACTCTTTCTTATTATTCGTCCGACCAACAAGCAAAAATAACAGAAAAAACCTTGGCAAATATAGCTGGTTATCCAAATTATTTTGATATTCGCCTCAATAAATATCAATATGAGGCATTTATGCTTACAAAGTATCCCGAATTGACAAAAAGTTTAACTCCATTCTTTTTAAGCAAAACAACTCCAAATCAAGCATATAAAACTTATCAAGGCGGCTATCTTTTCTTTCAAAATGAATTTATTGCAATAAATAGAGTTTTATATGAAGATGTAAACGCTGGACCTTTAACAAAACAAAGATTAAGCGTTGATAGTTGTATACCGCTTATCGTTACCACGCCAAATTCATTTTCTGTGCCAAGCACAAGGGCAACAGCAACGATAAGTTATACGCCTACATATATAACAAAAAGTAATTAATTACTTCTTTTTAGATGCGGCTTTCTTTTTAATTCTTTCAATTAATTCAAATTGCTTGAATTTAGGAATATCAGAGACTGATTTTAGATCTTGCGCTCCATCAAACTTTTCTTCAATTAGCTTCTCTTTTATCTTTTCAAAAGTTACGGAATTTGCTGCCATTACTTCTTTTAAAAGGGAGCTTGAAGAATCCTGCGCTTCAGTATCTTGAGATGGAGAACCGCCAATTTCTTCTTGAGAGACGATATTGATACGAAGAAAGTTTCTTACGCAACGAACAAAAGCTCTATTTTCAGCAATTGGACCCAGATAATTCTTTGCAAAACTAGTTGTATTATATGGGCTTGCATCTCCTATACTAGTAAATTTAATAATTCTCCCCTCTGTTTCAAAATTTGGAATCCAACTCATGGTGCAGGTCGCAATAACATAATCAGAAGCGGGAGAACTGGTTGTATATTCCACAGAATTATATCCCCTGATTTGAGCTAATTCTTTGATTCCCGCAAGAAGAATCATCAAATCTTTGTCTTCTAGACCTTCAATGGTCTTTGGAACAGGCTTATTATATCTTTCAAAGTTGAGCTTATTTGGGACAAGATGCTTGGGATTAATCATCTTTCTCCAGTCAATCAAATCGTCTGGACCATAGACGTAATTAATTGCGGGGCTACAGATTAGACCATATTCATTTCTTGAAATGATCTTATTTGGAATACAGGTATTTTTTTCGCTCATATTAAAAGACTAAACAAAATTTAAAAAATGTCAAGCGGTTAATTTGACGATTGTAAAAAAATCTAAATTATCCCAAAAAGAAGGAGAATCTATAACTTTTTGATATTCAAAATTATTTTTGGCAACGATGTTATTTTCTACTGCCGCCAAGCTGTAATAAAGCTGACCATTTGCTGCCACTGTTTTAGCAGAACGGTAATAAAGAGAGTCTTTTTCTTTCTTTAATTCTTCTATTTTTTCTTTGCTTGGCTTTTCTATTGGATTTATCGTGCCAAAAGAATAATATTTTATTTTTAATTTTTCTATTTTGTCTTGTTCGAGGTCTGAAATTAGAATAAGCTTCAATCCTTCATCCCTGAGCTTCTTTAAAAAATCCAACTGATCTGTTTCGGTAATTTTAAAAACTAAATTTACAATGTTCTGCTTAAATTGTTTTAATAAATTAATATTGACTGGCTTATCCATTATTAAAAAAGATTTTTTATATTGAGCTAATTGGTAACTAAGGCTTTCGTCGTCACAATTTACATCGGCACGAATTTCAACTATTGCTTCTGTGTTAAAAATGGCGTTTTTATGATTTGGTAGAGATTCTTGTATTGAAAAATGAGAATATTTATTTCCAGTAAAGACTGTCTTAAATGGAATTTTAAAATCAATATTTAATTTCTCTAAAATTAAGTTTGCTATTTCTTCTGGATTGATTAAATTAATGGACTTTGGATTTTCTTGTTCGTTGAAGGATGGCTTTTTATTTTCGGTCCTTAAAAAACTTTCAAAAACAAATTGATTATTTTTTTCTCCAAAAAATGGTCCATTATTATTAGCGTAAGATACTGTGCTGATACTAACAATGGGCTTATTCTCTGCGCCAGCAATCTGGGATTCAATTCCATTGACGCCAAAAAATAATAATGATTTTTCCATTAAATAAGCCATCTGATTTATGGATGCTTTTCCGCACAAATTAATAACTCCTCCATAATTAATGGAATCTGCGTTACCAAGTTGTAAAATCTTTATATTATGTTCTTCTAATTTTGGCGACAGGCAATTAATCACATCTTGCCAATAAGAATAGTCTTTTGCTGGAATTTTATTTTCTGGGCGAAAAAGAATATATTTTTCTATGGGTAAAGGAAAATAAGCCTTATAAATAAAAGGTTTATCTATTTTTGCGCCACAGGCTAATGCGTAAGATTCTAAAGTATGCATATTTAATTATATTTTAAAGAAAAATCAATTTTATCGTTTCCGTTGTGCATGAATGAAGGAAGCTTTTGGGTTGTAACATATGGCAAATAAGCAACATTAAAATAACCCTTATGAGAGTTATTGCCTTCTAAAAATACAATATTTTCCATCATTGGATTAAACTCTATCCATTTATCTACAAATTGGTTACCATCAATAATCTCTTTGTACTCTCTTTTTGTAGAAACATATAGAGACCATTCAGGATACTTTTCTTTGATCGACCTAAAGAGTGAGGAAATAAGAAATATATCTTCTGCATTTCCAGGCTGAACAACAATTACTCTGCCCTTGTCATTTGAATTTAAAAGGTCTTCAAATTTGACACCTTGAGCATTTTTTTCTTGACCATTTTTAAATGCGACTTGACGAAAATAATCTTCTATTTGTTGGCGATTTAAATCTTTATCTATTCTCGCCATCCAATGTTTAAATCCGTCATCATTTCTGTCTATTGACTTTTCGTCAAGGATATTGTGGTAAAGATGCAAAATCCATTCTGCATTATCTTTAATATCTGGGACTTTATAATTAGGATTTGGATTGTTTTTGATTGGTTCAAAAGCAGAATCATCATTAATCTTTGGAGCGGCGTCAATAAAATCTTCCAAAAACTTACCAATAACTTCTATGGAAAAATTATCAATTACCCACTGCCTACCAGTTTTTCCAAGCTGCTTTCTGACTTCTGGTTTCATATTCAATACCTTTGTTAATTGCTTTGATATTGAATTAGGATAAGTACTTGCTTTAATGAACATTGTATCTGGCTCTCTATACTCTGCCCAATCAAGTGGCAAAGACCCTGCTCCGTCTTCGCAAGAATCTTCTCCACAGCTATAATTGGTAACAAGAGTAACAAGTTCAGTTAATTTTGCTTCTTGAATTGGTATTTCCTGCCCACCAGAAGTGAAGGGATGACAATAAACATCCATTAAATTATAAATTTCATTTAATTGAACTTCATCTACGCCAAATCCAGGGCCAGTAGTTGTTTGGCTTTTTTCAGCCCTACAAAATCTGCAATTTTCATCATTAGTAGAAAATGACTTTATTTCATACTTACCGCAATTTCTGCAAACATAAGTGGTCAATACATCGGAAAGTCTTAATCCATGCTCTTCCAAAAGTTTTTGGATATTCCATCCCTCTACCCAAGAGGTATGAAGCAATAGCTTTGTTTTCAAAGATGGATTCGCTTGTTTAAACATTTTGAATCCTTGAATCAAATTTGGAACGCTTTTTCTGAGCTGATTTCTAAAAACAAATCCGACTATAAATGTTTCTGGGTCAATATTGTTTGCCTTTCTTAAGGCTAATCTCTGCGTCTCTGACAATCTATAAAAATTATTCGTATTCAAAGACCCTCTCACAGTTTTTGTGTGGGTGTGGCCCATTTTATGAAGAGCCTTTGTGGCAAAATCCGCCCAACTCCAATAATTCTTTGTCTTTTTTGCTGCGACCACTGCTTTATCAAGGATTGGAAGAGAATCCAAAGTGGTCCATAGCGCACAAGTAATTTTATTAAACCAAGGCTTTTCTATTGAGAAATCAATTCCCCAAATATCTTGAATACCAATATAAACATCTGGCTTTTCTTGCCTTACAGCGTCATCAATGGCAAATGCCCCATATCCCGCCATTCTACTGATTCCATCCCAATTTTTGGGGTCATTTTGTTGTCTAATAAGCTCTATCTTATTGGGCTGAATGGTAGCTAAAGTTTTCCAAGGGGTTCTATTTAATTCCTGAATGTTGCCTTCTACAGAACCAACTGCAAGATTGATCAATTCATATTTATCTGTATTAAAAAGATACTCTAGAATATTCCTTGCGTTTTTACCAAAACCAGTATTTGCCAATGGGAAATCAGTATGAATGAGGACTTTCTTTTTTGCCATATTTTAAATTATTATATACTTAGAATGAACTTTTTTCTGGAAGAGTTTCTTGTTTTTGAAAAGACTTATCCAAAGCGTGAATCAAGAATTCTCGGATCAATCTTCCTTCTGCAAAAGTTAAACCAATATAAAAACTATTTTTTGCGCTAGAGTCTTCCTTGTCTGTTACTGCAATACTAAAGGAATAACCTCTTTGAGAAGGTTTTTCACCTTCTGCCACTTTGTTCATCCATTGACCAAATTTAATAGCTTTAAGATTTTTATCGCTATCATGTACAGTTGAGAATTCCCTGCCTCTATCTAATGCATCTAAAATCGCAGCAGCCTCAACTTGACCAAGTTTTACATTAACCTGCTTAAATGGGTCGTTTCTACTAGCAGAAAATGTTCCAATTTGGCTTTTTGGGTCCCAAGTTGATTGTTTTATTAATGTTGCAAAAATAGCATTGTCTTTTGAAGATTGGGAAAAAGAGCAGGCAAATCCAGTATTGTTTTTATTCGGATGATATATGGCCAACATAGTGTATTTTATTATATAATAGAATGGACAAAGGTTCTAATAATTAGATGAATATTACGACAAATAATTCAATTAAAAATAATATTTTTGATGGCTCTTATCAAATTACTGTTTTGCCAATTCCTACTGGTTCGGCGTATTCTTTTTGGTCTGGTAAAATACTCAATCCCGCTGGGATAACTGGGAGTCTTGTATATTTATCTGATGAACAAAGAGACTCTGGTTATCTTTTTTCTGGATACTCCTATACTGGAGACTCTTTTCCTTTTCCAAAGGGCGTTTTTTTAAGTGGAGCCACTTCAGAAACAACCTCCGTTAGTGGTTATTTATATTATTCTTTAAATACTCCATTATTAGGTGTTTGTCATGGAGTAGGAAATACGGGAGAAAATATGTGGTATAATGGTTATAATTTTTATAACGCATTTCATCCAGAGGGTACTTTTTCTCCACCTTTTGGTCAAAATATTTCGGTTTATAAATCTAATTCAAATGGTACTGCTGCTCTTGCCGAAAATGGAAGCTGTTCGAGTTTGACAAGTCAAGAATATAATGATTTTTTTGGCATTGTTTCCAAAGCAGATGTAAACGCGGAGGCTTCTGCGGATGGTATTGCTAATGGTGGGACTTCATTTATTAATTCTCCTGCTTATGCCTGTCCCGAAGAGGTTATTACGGTCTATTATTGGCACGAATCCCAATACAATATTATTGGTGGCACAGTTGGGGCAATAACGGCAAATACTTTTTTTAACACAAATCCGATTCCTACTTCTTTAGATAATTTTGATAGAAAAACTGATTTAAGATATTCTGTTTCTAGTGAACAGGGTGGAACTTTGCCAAATGGACAAAAAGAAACTATACAACATGTTTTATATGATGGTGGCGGAAAGCCAATTCCCGCTTATCAAACTGTTGGCGCAAATATTTTAAATACTGTTTTGTGTCCATCTATTACCGCTGAAAGCTCTCTTTCCGTTGGAACACAAACAGAAAGTCAATTATTGCTTGCCGCAGATGTATTAAGTAATCCATCTAAAGGGTTTTTTGATTATTTTAATTGGTGGAATCTTTGGCACTTTCTTTACAAAGAAAATACTGATGGGTTTCCATTTCAAAATGATTATGGACTTTTTCAAGGCGAGGGGATAGTTATTCCAGCCGGTAGAAGCTCAAATTATGGTAGTCAACTTTTTGAGGCTCAAATTTCTAATGAAAATAATTATTGGGACAGAAGGCAGTGCCCAATGGGTATAAATTTTCTTCCGCATACATTTGGCGGAGCAATTTATGCTTGTCCATCTTATACTTTTGAAATTCCATATTACGCTGCAACTAAAAAATTTGGATTTTATGGAGCTAGATTTCTCGATGGATGCATTAGCTTAAGTTTAAATAATACTCTCAATGGACAGCCAAATTCCTCGGATTTACCACCTAATTTTACTTATACTACCCCACAAGAAGAAGAGCCAAGCCCAGATGTTGGTACACTTTCAAGTAATAGTCGCTATGATAATCTTTTAGATATTGCCAATAAAGAAGAATTACATTCTGACTTTTACGCCATGAATAAAGGATTATTCCTTTGGTCAAATTCTGGATTAATTAATTCGTCTCCTGATTTTATTAATTTAAGTTTAGTGCCAGGATTCTCTCAATTATTTACCAATTTATTGTCTCAATATTCTGCTGTTTTTCCTGGCGGAAAATCTGATATATTAAAAAATGATTATTTATATATTAGTGGAGAAGAAAGTCAGTTTTATGATACTGGTATTTATTCTTTGATATTGTCGCAGAATTCTAATTACAAAAATTTTAAAAATAATTTATACGATCTTTTATCAGGATCTTTACAGATTAGCTATTGGAATAATATAGAAAAAGATTATTCATACGCTATTCTTTCTCAAAAAAATCAAGTTGATAATAGTTTCTATAGTCAATTGCAAGCTGGTAAACAATCAAGGTTTTTCACTAGGTATTTAGAAAATTATGTAAAAGGTAATTCCGTTGATTTGTATCCAACGAATAAGATTTATTTTAGTTATGATTCTGCTAGTAGTTATGTTGAAAGCTCTGGGTGGGCAAAATCCCCGAATTCTTTTGGAACAGCCAGTCATTTTGATCCAAAAATAACAAGAAGATATTTTCTTGGAGCATATAGTAATGGTCAAGATGTTACTGGAGTGGCTAATTTTTCTCAAAATTTCGCGGGGATTAATTTGAATAATTACTCCTTTTATCCTGGATATTTTAATGGAAATATAGGATTAGAATTGCCTCCTCCTTCTTTTTTGCCCGTCATTTCTGGAGTATATGATTCAACAAATAATCCTAACTTTAATAACGAATCAATTCAAGGAAATAGTTTTCCAGCAGTAACAAACGGTTGGAATTTAGTAGGATATAATGGAATAGGAAGATTAAATTTAAACTTCTCTTGTTTTACTCCTATATTTGTTCAAAACCCTCTTCCCATAACCCATTGTAAAATTGGTCAAGCTCCTACATTTAGGGCTTACGCAGTAGATTATCATACTATTCCAGAAGATAAGATGAATAATCGCTATCCTGAAATTAGATATTGGATGGATAAGTTAAAAATAAGTAATGGCAATAAATCAGTCACAGCAAAAACGACAAACGCTTATCCATTGTCTTATAAATGGTATAGAATTAAAAAAAGTGATTGCACTGGATCAGTTTCTGACCCAACGATTCAAAATGGTGACTTTAAGAAATTTTTATTAAATCCTGATTTTTCTAAAATAGTGCCCTCTAGTCAATCTGGTGAATGGTGCTGTTTGGAAGGTGATGACCAATATTGCACATTAATCCATCCATCTGGATGCATCCCTCCATTGCCTTCTCCAATATCAAGTTTAAAATACAAGTATGCCAATTACCCAATGCAGCAAACTTTAAAACAAAATAATTATAATATGACTTTTGTTAAGGGGGCGCAAAAAAATGAAGATGAAAACTATTATTACTTCTGTATGGCAAGGGGAAGATTTGGTATAAGAATAAGCGAGCCTTCTCAATTATTTATTGAAGATTGGATAGATTTTGATGTGAGTATGCGTAATGGAGGAAATAATGCATTCACAGCGAATAAAGCATTAACAGTCTCTTTCCAAGCTGGAGACGTGACCGTAAATTGTAACGCTTCTTCTGTTCCTTCTTACGCTGGATTCGTTCAAGATACTGATGCAATTCCAGAAGACGTAGTAGAAGAACAAATTCCTCCGCCAAATCGTGGATATGGAGATGTTTTTTCTTATAAATTTGTTGGACCATGGGGCTATAGAGGGGCAGTGCAAAGTTATACTCCTGGAACATTAAATGATACAAGAGGACTTAGAGAAACCTGGGGTAGACTTTTACATTATGGTTCTCTTTTCCATTATCACAAACAGCTTTCTCAAACAGAAGGCGATGCCTTATATGGAAGAAATCACTTGCCAGTTTGTAACGCAGGGCATCAAATGTCCGACAAACAACAAGGCATAAAAGTTGTTGTAAATGGCATCACTCATTGGGCCAATATGCAAAATCCTATTGCAGACACAAAGGGTAAATATGGAGTACTTTGGAGCAAGTTGGGTAATGCCGCAGAGCTTTATAATCCTGCCGTTTCTATTACAAATGGCGCTATTGACACTAGTCCATCGCCAGGATTAGGACAATGGCAATACGGAAACAACTTTGGAGCAATTCATAATTTTGGCTGGTTTAGTAATTTGATTGAGCCTGGCGGTAACACTAATGTCGAAAACGGTGATTTAACTACTACTCCTGGAACATTATCTACGACGGATTTTAAAAAGCTTAAAACAAATGTTCTTCCCGCTGGAACTCTTGCGGGGAAAAATTGTGGCTGGCACAAGGGCGGATTAGGAAGGTCTACTTCTTATTGGATAGAGGGTTTTAATGCTTTTTATGTTTTCTGCGACCCTTTAAAAAAGAAAAATGTTACAAATTATAGCTATATGAGTCCAGGATTGAGGCAGTCTAATAGCTCAATTCAATATTTTTGGTTGGGTAAACCAAATAATTCATACCTCGAAAGATATCCAATGTTTGGTCCTTATGCTTACCAATGGAGGGTAAGAAGGCAAAATAGAGATAGAAATGGTAATGGTGTTTCAGAAGGCTTTTATTCTTATGGATGGGGATCAAACTATAGTTTAATGTATGATAATCCCGCCATTTATGGCCTTTTTATTAAATATAAACAAAAAGATCAATCTGCTCTTGCACAGATTAATAGCTATAGAATTTCTGCATTTGGCTCTCCTGATGCAGCTTTAAGTGTTTCGCACACTAGATTTGGATTTACAAATGGAGATGGTGGAGCGCGACCCTATCCTTCTCCTGGAATTTGGATAGGTAATATTTCCGACCCAACTCCAAATACAACCAGAGATTATGTAAACAAAGGATATGCCAATGCTTTAAGCCCACAATTTTCTTTGTATGGATGTTCTGATGCTGATATTAATGCTGGAAACTGTTTTGATCCATGTATTAGTATGAGATATCAAAATGGGTTCTTGCCAGGTGGCAAAAAACAAGATCTTTTTACAGCGAATAATTCATATCGTATCATTGCAAATAATCCAGTAGTAAATAATGTTACTGGCTCTTCAACAGTCGTTTTATCAGAAAACACTTATTTTCGTGGTCCTTTTGGTGCGCCACATATAAAATACTTGTCATCTTTGGGAACAAAAGTAAATGGATTTTCCCCTTGTTTTGATGGCGGTGCAGATCATTGTAATTATATTACCCCCACTATTAACATTGGAGATTCAACTTACTATGAATCAAAGGGTCCAGTTATAATAAATACTGCAATAAGTGTATCGCAGGTCGTGAATTTTTAAAGATATTAGTATAATAATAAAATGAGTATCAATAGTCAATTATTTGGTTTGGCGTCAGCAGTTGCCTATATAAGACAAGGCGGCGGCACCACAGCTAAAAATATTATACAGGGTATGAGCAATGCCTTTGGCGGCACCAATGATGATGGGACATATGCATATAATTTGTTTCAGGCTGATACTGGCATACTTTATACAAATGGGTTTAATTTATCATATATAAGTTATGCTAACCTTGAAAACACTGTGTCTCCTCTCGTTGGTAACATTCCCGTCCTAAATGTTGGTATTTCTGCTTTAACTTATGGGTATGGGAACTATTACTCTATTGGCGAGTCAAATATAGTAAATTATATAAATAAATTTAATACAGCAATGGGATATCCCAATATTTCTATTACTGAATCAGACTTTGATATCATTTTTTCTAGCTTATCTTTAGAAGGCATAAATAATGATGTAATAAATTCTCCTGATTCAGCAAACCCGATTGGTAAAAATGTCAATTATAATTGGTATGATTCTTCTGTTTTGTTTGGCTTAGATAAGTCTACTTCCCACGCCACATTAATTAAAGATATAGAAAATCAATATTATTACCTTACAGGAAAATTAATCTATGATCCTATTCCTGGAGATTTAGTAAAATGCATTTCTTCTGGAACACTGATAAATACTTCTAGTGGAGTAATTTTTACTAATTATATTTTAAATCAGCCTTGTTATGATGCGGATTCTTATATCGGTCCTGTTTCTGGAATTAATTTTTTTAGAACATTTAATGATGGTCCAGGAACATCTGGATATTTTGATGATACCGTTACCCAAGAATATGTGAATTTTGATAAAGCTATTTTAGCAAAAGAAGATTATTCTTCAAACAATAGAGCTTTATATTCTTATCAAACTGATGAAAATGGCAATTATTTATTTTTGAAATCTGGAGTAAATATTGATGTTCCTGGAGTGTTTAATCCGTCAGAAGAATATGGAGCAGGACATACAAATAAAATATCTGCTGGACAGTATTGTTCTTTTACTGGATATTATGCAGAAGGCGTTCCATTAATGAGAATGCATCAAGGCGATAATCAATTAAAATGGAATGTCCAAAAGAGTTATGTCGGAGATTATCCTAATGGCATTTGTGTTATCACTAGCTCTTTGGAAAATTGGACTGGTTGGAAATTGGTTAATTTTGAACTTGATGAAAGTCAATCTGAATATTTTCAAAATGTCTTGACAAATCCTGACGCCAATTTAAAAAGATTTTTAAAAAGATGTTTAAGTTTAACTAATTCAAAAGATTCTCATGGTAATCCAGTGACTCCTTATAGTTTGGTATATGAATATAATACTGGGGTATTGGCTTGCTATGGGCCTTATAATGCTCCGACTGATGAACTTGGTCATCTTATCCCAACTTATGTTGGTCCTCCTCAATTAAATGGCTCTGCCGACTTGCCTGGACTTGCTTTTTATCAAACTTTTGATAATTCAAATTTCCCAGACTCAGGCGGAGAATATATTACAATTAATATTCGTCCAGTAATATCTAGTTCTTCTGCGGGATCAATAAATGGAGATTCTACAAGGACTTTTTCTTCCAGCGTCTCTAATTCTAATCTTTTTTCTTTGTCTGGGTCGTCCCATGCAGGTTTAAATGCCGCAAAATTAAGTTTTAATAAAAAAATTGATTCTTCGGGTCTTTCTGGTTACGATGATATATTCAAAAAATGTTTATCTATTGGTGATAATTTTCAAAACTCTATTTCTGGAGCTTTATATCCACAATCGAATGCTGGATTTAATTATTCTGGTGGAATATATTTTTCTGGAAACGAAATTGTGTATCCTCAAGACTTATTGCATTTGTCCAAACTTATTGGTTCAGAATATTCTGGCGTAATGTTTTTAACTGGGTTTCAAAATATAAATGATAATTCTGTGTCATTGATAAACAGATATGATTCACAATTTTATACTGGTAATGTTTCTAATGGAGCAAAGACCGCTGGAGAAAATGTAGGATACTATTATTTTCAAGACACAATATTGGGTGCATCAAACGCTGGTTGGGAAAGTTTTTCTCCAATTCCTCCAGATGTTCAAAATGACGCTGATAATCTACCTTATCTTTCTGGTATATATTCTGGAATTTCTTTAACTAGTAAAGTAGAAAATTATTTACCAAGATATTATTCTGGACCATATAGAAGCTATTCTATAAAATTTTTATATCCAAATGCTTCTGGTGCAACAATCACATATGATTCTAAACTAAATGGATTTCCGTATAAAATTACGTATTCCATGACAATTAAAGAAGAATCTGTTAGAGAAGTATATGGCTTGTCTGGACTCTATAGCAGTCAGCAAAATTTATATCCTATTAGAGCCAATGCTTTTGGTGGAACATCTGCATTAAATGAATTAATGCCGACCATGTTTTTAAGTCCATATACATATAATTTTAATGTAAATAAATCTATTTATCCAGATTCAGGGGGCTTTAATCATTCAGCTTCTTATGGTGGATTTGTTAATGGATTTTATGTTCCTAATTTTAGAAACAATATAAATGACCCATATAATGCGCCGAATTATTGTACTCAATCTTTTTTAAATAGTAACGCGTACCAAGATTCTTGTTCTTTTATAAATGGCATTAAAACTACTGGAAAAGTTAATTATAAAGTTATTTATACTGGCGGAGGACTTACAAAGAAAATTGGTTTTATTGAGCCAGCCCTAGATTCTACTTTGTTTTGGAATTATTCTTCAAATAAAATAACGGGAGAAGCTTTTTATGTTCCTCCAGTTTTTGATTTGTCTACATATACAATTAATCCTTCTCAAAATTTATTAGACATGACTGTGAATAGATTGTTTGGTAAAAAAACTGATCCAACTTTTTCAAACAATGGTCTTGTAAGAACAGGTATTCTGGTCGATGGATTTGATCCAATTTTCTATGAGTATGTTGGTGGAAGAATTGGTTCTGGGGCAAATAATGAAGGTGGCTATAATAGCAAAAATATTATTGGCGATCAATGGTTGGATTTTTACGCAAAAAATTGGGGAGTTTATAATGCCCCAAATTGCCCTAATTATGGTACTCACGAGGAGCGTCTTGCTAAGAATGATAATTATTTGATACTTTCATCATTTACAAATAGCGGTCTAAATATTTATGCCAGAGGATTAAACTATTATCCCTATTTTAGCAATTGGACTTATACTAAAATGAATGGGTTGGGCAATATAGGCGTTACAACCAGCCAAATTAATTTAAATGGTGAATCTTATTATAATTTTGATTTGCAAAATATATTCCCCACCAAAACTGTTCCATTAAGTGGTCAATTTTATTCTTCTGGCGGTTTTAATCTTGGACCTTTCCCTCAAGATGTTGAGCTTTGTGTTTCTGGAGCAGATTCTATTATTCCAAGCGGTTATCTTTTTGTGGATGGAGAGCAAATGACTTTTAATTATCTCGGTAACTGTCCAATAAATAATATGGAAAATTTTGTTCCTAATTCTGGAATTATTACAAGTCAAGCTGGAAGAGGGTCTCTATTAACTACTTTTAAATTAATTCCTTCTGGTTCTTTTGTAAACTTAAATATAAAAAGTTTTACATCTATTGGTTCAGGTTTAATTGGAATTACTGGAAAATCAACGGTGACCATTCGTCCAAGAACTTTGCTTGGCGCAGTCAATACTGATAATTATGATGATTATGGGTATCCATTCATTTCTGGGGATTATCTCGCTAATATGAATGCTTCTAATTATATAAATAATGGCTCAGAAAGCATTTTCTCTGCAAATCTTAGTCAATTTACAGATTTGATTGGTCAAAATATATCAAAGCAGACCCCAGTGCGTTCGGAGATAATTTTCCCCGTTCCTGGTCCTGATTTTATTCCTTATCTTAGTGGTTTGGGTCTAGTTACTTCGGACGCCAATGGAAATTATGTATTTACAACTACAAGAGGGCCCACTTATGATTATTGGGTAAATAAAAATCCTTATGCCTTATTTACTGGAATTAGAGAATCAACAAGGCTTTCAATTCAAATTGATAATATTTCTTTAGATTATTCTCCTGTACCATATCAAAGCTATAAAAATATTATTGTGTCTGGGGCATGTACAATAAGCGGAGAATTTTCTTATACTGGACAAGCAGAAAGCGCAATACTTTCCCAAGGTATAGTTTTGTCGGGATGGACTGGAAGCGGATATTCTGCTGCTGTATTAAGAGATATTTCTGCGCCAATTTATGTTTCTGATATATTAAGTCGTCTTCCTGGAAATTTGCTTCCTTCTGGACAAGGGATAAACTATCTTTTAGAAGCCCCCTCTTTAATGAAAAAGAGAAAGCGCTTTTTTCAAATTACTGGTGGAGATACTTATATTGATGCTCCGCCTCCAGGGGTAACCAATTACAATAAATTCGCTTGGCCAGCTTTAAGTGATTTAGCTACTTTGAATCCAAACATTGTTTACGAACAGCTTCCTCCAGAAGATGGGTTTATTTTTCCAACAGATAATTTAATATTTAGCGCATCTCAAGGGCAAGCGATTTTAACTGGAGCAACATCTGGAACAAAATTCAATCCAGTAGAAAACGTCACCTATCAAGCAATTTTAAATTACGCTTTTCTAGATAGTACTGCGACTAATTCACTATATAATTCTGGAAAATGTATTTTTCCATTTACAGAAGGCTCTAATATAATAAATAGCGGCAATCTAACTGGAGTACTCGTACAAGAGCGCACTCCTTTGGCAGTCTATATAAATTTCGTATAAATTACGATTCCTTTAATTCTGCCAATTTACTATAAATTTTATTTTGTTGGGTAGCGATGATGTCTGCAAAGACACAATCATCTTCCATTTTTGTGCCGCAAACAATGACAATGTCTCCTTCTTTTGGCAAACCATTATTCAAAGACTTACATTGTTCAAGCTTGTCTTTAAAAATCATGACCTTCAAGCTTCCTGTTTCGTCGCTGATTTGAAATCTAGCATAAGTATTTCCATTTTTTGTTTTTCCTGTTTTGGGCGCTTCTTCTAATACTCCAATGAAATCGCATTTTGTTTTTTCTCCATATCCTTGGATATCAACAATAGGCTCTAGGGTTTCTTTTTTAGAAAGGAATATATCAATCAATTTTTTGCCATGAGTATATCCAATCAACTTGTTCTCATACCACCAATTTGCAAAATCCATGCATCCCTTGTTCTGCAAATAAATTAATTTATATTTTTCCGAATGCTTCTTTATCGTTTCAAATCGAGAGGCCTTAATAAGATTTTTGCCTTTTTCATCTTTAATTGTATCAACTAAAGCTTTGACTGTTTTGGAGACGCTATTTTCATAATTGTTTGCATAATTGATAACGTGCCTTTTTTCTTTATCCGTTAAGATATTCCAAAGCTGCGCCTCGTAAACAAGTAATGGGCGATTATTAGATAAGCTATCAAGCGTACCAGCTTGAATAAGAGCAGACAAAACACCTATTCCAAGACCAGCTTCTTTAGAAGACTCAAAAAGTTCAAATTTATTAGAATGGCGTCTTTTAAAATTATTAAATTTTTCAATTGTTTTTTCACTTATGCCCCTAATAGAAGACAAGCCAAATCGAATGTTTTTGCCTTCAATAGAGAAATCGACTTCGGAGAGGGTTAAACTTGGAGGAAGCAATTCAACCTTCAATGCGTTCATTTCTTTATGAATCTTAGAGATTTCGCCAATTGGGTCGGGTTCATGCCTAGTCATTTTCAACAATGACAAATAAAATTGAGTAGGATGATTAAACTTTAAATATACTGTTTGCGCACACAATACGGAATAAGAGAAGCTGTGAGACTTGTTAAATTGATAACCGCCAGAGTCTTCAACGATTTTCCAGAAGACTTCGCCCACTTCTTTGGGGAGTTTATTTTCTTTGACCTTTTCTTCAATCTTTGCTTTCCAAGTTTTAATTTCTTCAATCTTCTTTTTACCAATGCATCGACGAATCTGTTCTGATTCATCCAAGGTAAAGCCAATTTTATTAGCCATTTTCATAGCCTGTTCTTGATAAAGACACAGTCCGCCGGTTTCTCGTAAAACATCATCAAAGAATGGATGAATTGAATCTACTGTTCCTGTATTAGAATAATTTGCAAAGTTATCTGCAAATTGCAAGGCTCCTGGTCGAGCAATAGCCAATACAGCACTGATTTCAGACAAATTCTTTGGTTTAACTTTCTTTGCGACCTTAAAATTAGTCTCTGCTTCAATTTGAAAGACTCCATGAGGATATTTCAAATCTTGTAGATGCAAATAAATAGATTCTTCATTTACATTGATATCTTGAGGCTTAATTCCCAAAGACTTGCAGCAATCATCAATTACTGATACGCTTCTCAAGCCGAGGGCGTCCAGCTTAACAGCAAACTCTGCCACCCATCCCATGTCATAACTAGATACTTCTTCTTTGTCAGAAGAAAGTTCTGTTGGGCAACAGTCTTCCAGCTTGTCAAAAGAAATCAGGATTCCAGAAGGATGGACTCCCTTGTTTTTAATTAAATCTTTTAATTTTAAAGCGGTATCATAAATCAAAGAATTTTTACTGCACCATTCTTTAAACTCTGGGGAAGTCTCATACGCCTCCTTCATGTCCATAATGATACCATGGTTTTTTGGAATAAAACCCGTAACCATCGTCATTTCTTCCTCGGGCTTCATTCCTAGAACTTTGCCAACTTCTTTAATACAAAGCTTTGCAGAAAGAGTGTTGAGAGTAAGGATTTTTGAAGTTTTACCTTTGTATTTTTGATTGATATAATCAATAACTTTAGAACGCTGATAATAATCAAAATCAATATCAACATCCATCAGAAGAGAGCCAGCAAGATAAATAATTCCATCAATAACAGTCTTTTTTGAGCGAGTTTTTGAAATGAAGCGTTCAAAATATAATTCATTTTTTAATGAATCAATCTTTGTCACACCAATAAGAAAAAGAACAAGACTTCCAGCGGCAGATCCACGACCTGGACCAGTGGGAATATTTTGCTCTCTGCAAAAGTTTACAACATCCCATACCAACAGAATATAATCGACTAGACCAAGGTCATTGATTGTATCTAATTCGTATTTGACTCTGGTGGAATAATCTTTGTATTCTTTTGAGCCTTTTGCATGACCCAAAGCAAGGAAACCTTTTTTACAAAGAGAACGTAAAAAATCAAAATTAGAGCAATCCTCTCCTAATCCCAAATCTTTTCTATGGCGTTCCTCGATTTTAATTTCTGGAAGACGCACTCCTTTAATTGGGCTTTCAATTGTAGAGAACTGACTGACAAAATCCAAAGTATTCATATTTCTATTTGATATTTTAGCTTATTCCAGACTTTGAGGTTTAATTGCAAATCAACCAGTGCGTTATGCAAATTGTCATAGTCATGATCTATATTATACTCTTTACCAAGAGAAGTCAAGTTCGTTTTAATGCCTTTTATATGTGCGTTTGCCATCGTGTATTGATAATCCATCCAAACATCATCATTTGGTCTATATGGGCGGTTCATTTTGATTCCTTGCGCAACGGATTTTGTATCAATGATTTTATCAAGGATAAAAGACCAATCTTCACCCATATATTCGAAATATCCTTTTAATAAGTAAATGTCAAATCGTAAACCATTGTGCATTATAATTTTATCTGCCCATTTTAACGATTCAATGATTTTCGGAAATGCCTCATCGGGCGTAACACTGTTTTTATCAAAATGAGCTTGATTGAACTTGGTTACCATTGCCGCCCCTGCGCCTATTTTAAATTTACAATCATCCCACTTGATTAGAAGATCTATTTCTTCGATAATCTGTTCTCCTTCTACCTTTAATACTGCAATCTGCCAAGGTCTATTTGCCTGAAAATTTAAATTTAAATTAAATGTTTCGCAATCAATAAGTGCAATCTTTGCTTTTTTATTAAATCTGATAAGATGTTCGTCCATAATATTATTTGTTATTTTCACGCAGCCAACGGTCATAATTAAATGAATCACTGCAAAGATGATTAAATTCTGGCTTTTCTATATTTGTTCTTTCCGAAATGCATCTAAATGTGTTGTAGGCAATAAAGTCAAGTTTTGATTTATAATAAATGCTTTGAACTTCAAGCGTTTCTAATTTATTATTTTTACTATAATCAAGTACTTTTTTTCGCAGCAGCCCATCAAACGGAATTCCATTATCTTCTAAAAACATTATTGGTTTAATTGCGCCAAATTCAGGGACATGAAAATGACCTTCAAAAGAATTTAAATGAAGAAAAGAGTCATAAAATGGCACTGCGAGACTCAAATCTTCTACCCATAATCTATGAAGATTTGCAAAGTCTAAACAGGCATTGTAGTAAAACCCCTCTTTTGCCGCAATGCTCCAAAGCTTTATTAAAGCCTGATAACCTTTATTATTTTTGGCGAAAATGATATATTTCGCCCTGCTGTTTAGCGAATCTGCGTCCTGATTTTTAATATCTTTTGTTATTGAAATTCTTAATCCAAAGATTAATTTAAGTTTATTTTCTGTGCATCGAGTAATTGCCTCTAAAAAAGAAGAAACATTATCCTCGACAAGACAAAGATGGTCTTGTTTGGAATGAAGAACTAAATCAATGATAGAAACAGGATAATTTTCAATTGAACCAGATGGCTTTTCTAGGGTATTAATTGATTTTCCCAAAGAAAAATGGCTTTTGTAACAAGCAAGTTTTTGCATATGTTATCATAGTGCCATTAGTTTAAAAAAAGTCAAGCTTAAAAATCATCTAATGCATCTTTATATTTCTTCTCTATCTTAGTCTCTGGCAATTCGCCTATTGCATTACAATATCTTGGGCAACCTTTATAAACTGCTTCTTCAATAACTTGACCTTCTTTTAAAACAATATCTTCTTTCTTTTTGTAAGATTTGATTTCTTTTCCGTCTTTTTTAACAATATAGTAAGTAAAGCCAAATTTATAACTGCAATGCCACATTGGGGTGCCATCTTTTTTTAATTGACCAGGTTCTTTGGCAAAACCGCACATGAGCTTTCCAGAAAAAGTTCCATCTGTTGGCATACCCTTATCTGCCGCCATATTAGAATAAGCCTGTTTTTCAGAAAAATTTTCTAATCTGTTTTGAATAGATTCAAGATAATATTCTGCTCCCTTTAATTGGTCTTCATTAAATGATACTTCAACAATTGGGTCTTCTGGAAATTGTAAAAAGACAAACCTGACTTTTGGGGTCAATTCTGGCCATATTTTTTTGCAAGCAATAGAATAAATTATGCCCTGAAGATTAGAATCAATATCTTCTCCCTCAAATTTCTTTTTTGAAGTCTTATAGTCATCAATAATAATCTCGTTGCCTTTTTTAGATGGGCGGTCAATAAATCCTCGAATCAAATATCTAGGAGATTCATTAAGAATATTAAATTCATATTCTGGCTTAATTAGTTTTGCGCCCTTCACATAAAAGTCAGCCTTTAGACCAACAAGAATCATTTGATTGATATGGTCGTAAACTTCTTTTGTATTTGGAAGCTTATACTTTTTAATTCTATTTTTGATAAATCTATTTACCGTTGGGCATCCAGAGATATGGTCTTTTTTAATTATTAATTTATATTTATTTTTGTGCTTTGGCAGAATCAATAGTTCAAATAGGTCATGAACAACAGAACCCTTCAATGCTCCCTCATTTGTAGAATCAGGCACATTATTTTTATACTTTTGAAAGTATGTCCAGCTACAGCCTTCAAAAGTCTTGACCTTTGATGCAGATATTGCTGTAAGCTCTAATTTAGGTATTGCTTCTTCCATGAATAAATTTCCTCGCAGCTCATTTCACCAAAATCTTTGGCAGTCGGTAGAGCAATAGTGACTTGACTTTCATCAAAATAATTCAAAAGCTTTTCTTTATATTCCAATGAAGCTTTGTTTCCAACAAAACTGTTATATTCATCATTGTTTAAAGAAATGATGATGCGTCCTGCATCCAATTTTAAAAGGTGTTGTATAATTTTGGGGCTAAGACTAACGCCAAAAGACACAAGAACATTATTTATTCCACATTCCATCATCTTTAAGCAGTCTCCAATTGATTCAACCAATATGACACAGTTTGCTTTTTTAATTGCTTCTGAAGCATTGGTTGGGAAAATAAAGTCTTTCTTTTGCCCCAATATCTTCCATTTTGGTAGAGAATCATTATTTTGCAATAGTCTTCCAGCAAAACCAATCAAATCTTCCCTATCGTTGAATATTGGAAACACATATCTACCTTTCATCCTGCCATTTTGGGCTACTCCACCGCCAAACTGATTCAAAACATGGTCAGAAATGCCTCTTTTCTTCCAATATGAGTTATCTTTTAATAATTTAATTAAAAGTTCCTTGTCAAACTTCTTGGTGTCGCACAATTCTATGGATTCTGAATTACTTATAGATATTGGTAGGTCTCCAATATAATTTTTAGTATCTCTTATAGAGGGCAAATTAAGCGTTTTCTGCACTAACTGTGCCAAACCACCACCAATACGCTCCGCGTGGTCGTACCATTGACCATTTGATTTTTTAATACAAAGAACTGTCGGGTTATCAGAATCACGATATAGGGGTTTTGCCCTCCATACATCTCCAGAATCAACCAAAGTGACATATCCAATACTATTTAATACTGAAAGAACATCGCTCATAGTGTTTCCTCCCTTATTGTGGGTTGATCTGCAACCAGAAATTGAGAATTTTGTCTGTTTATTGTATCAAGCAGAGAACCTCTTTCTTCTACTTTAAAATTATTAATATTAAAATTAATAAAATTAGGCACATATTTCTGGGTTCCATCTGGAAAAGTCCTACGAATCAAGTTGTTGTGCCCTGCCGCATTCCTCCCTTGATAGCGAGCCTTGATTTCAATCAATTTGTGCGTTCCGCTTTCTGGAGTATCCATAACCATTTCATCCTCTGTTCTGCGACGAAAAATGCCCAAATAAGTAGTAAACCACATTAGTCGGTCTGAAAGAGCGATTGCTGAACCATCATCCGTGACATCCTGAGCTTTTTTATTTGTATTTTCTCCAGAGCGATTCAATTGGATGGCAGTCAACAAAGGAAAGTCGAATTCCACAGAGATTCTCTTGAGCTTGTCTACTTTTTCTCCCAAAGCTTGATGCTCTGCCCAATTTTGGGCAAGTTTTTCTCCAGTCAATTTCAGATAATCATAAACTACAATAGCTTTATTACCCCTTCCAACCACATTCAAATACCAACGACGAATAATAGAACACACTTCGTCAACGTTTTTATTGCCAACATAATAATGATAAGTTTTATAATCTTTCTTAAGATTTTTAAGATGCTTTCTTACCTTTTCAACGTAATCAGGATTTTTTCTCCAATTACCGCTTTCAAGATACCAAAGAGGTACTCCTGAATTTGCGGCAGCGGTACGAAATTTAATTTCTTCCGTGGTCATTTCTGTGTCAAGAACAAGAACGGGGACTTTATTAATCCTTCCTGATTCATTGGCCCAATCATTAAGGATTGTTGTTTTACCTTGTCCTGCGCGAGAAGCAATTGCATAAATGTTTCCGCCGCGCAATCCACCATAGCAACGATTAAATTCAGGATACGGAGTGACCAAGCCATTTTCTTCTTGAGGATTATTCCCTCTTTCTTCGACCATTTCAAGAATATCTTCGAAAAGCGCAGAGGGCTTACCATCAGTATCAAAAGAAATCATCTTTTCTCCATAGATTGCATCTACTTCAGAAATGGTTGTATTTAGTTCTTGATTTGCAGATTTATTAACATGGTCTTTGATTCTATTGCAAGACTCTTCAATATCTCTCAAAGCCCTGAGCTTAACAAGCTCTTTGCAAGCTTTAAGCGTTGCCTCTTTTGTAATAGAGGCAAAAGAAATACTTTCTACATAAGAAAAAATATCAATATTGTCTTTAAATGCAATACCAAGATTTTTAATCTTTTGAGCGAGGATAACTTTGTCAATTTTTTCGTTTTGAAGAAAAGAAGACCTAATGCAGCTATAAATTGTCGAATGAGGCTGGGCAACAAAATCTTTTTCAGAAACAAAAGATTCTATTTCAGATATTGCATCTTGATTTTGAATCAATCCTGCTAAAACGTGTTTTTCTATCTGTAATGAATGTAAAGGCATACGATACTTTATAGTATGCCTTAAAATTAGTTTTTGGTCAAGATTTAAATTACGTCTGAATCGTCTTCACCAGACTGAGCCTCTTCATCCCTTACGGACGTTTCAATATTGAATCTTGCGCTTTCAATATTCATGTCGTTTAATGCTACAGCCCAATCTGTTATATGCTTTTGTAAAGCTAAACAATGCGCGGGAGAATCAAATGTCATTATATTTTCTGGTTGGCCATCTTCATTATTAAAATAAAATAAAATAAACCCTCCAGCCGTATGCTCAACCAATTGATTGATTACTTGGTCTGGAACTGACCCATTGTTTTTACTTTTTTGCTTCGACATCTTGCTCATAATTACACACTTATACCCATCAAGTATATAATATTAATATTAATCATTAATAATTAAAAAATAAATATATCAGAGTGTAATATTAAATCTTTCTAAGAAGAAGGTTGTTGATAATTCTTTAATTTCTTTTGTATAGATAATGACTTGTTGAAATTTATTGTCTAACAACCATTGAGACTTTATTTCGTCGTTCTTTATTCCTTTTAAAAAACTGGCTCTAGAATTATTATGAAAATAATGAAAGTCTTCATGCTGTGGGCCATGAACTTCTATAGCGATTTTTCTTGTAGCATTTAAAATATCAACTTTCAATAAGCTTCCGTAAACAGGAAATTCTTCATATACGATATTATTTTTCCAATAAGGATATAAAAATTTTTTTACATCAGCTTGAGCAATGGAGCGAGACTTCTTATCCCATTTGATAAGAAATCTCGTTACATTCTTATTAATCAATTTACCATTTACGCTTAAAAGTCTCATGCTTTGTTCAACGCATTTCTAAATTTATTAAAAAGATAATCTCTAATATCAGTATGCTCTTCTAAATATTTTCTAAGATTGTCTGAGCCTTGATGTTGTTTTTCCATTTCCAATTTATTTTCTTTTAGTTCCGTCAATAGAGAATCAGAAATCGTTACCCATGCACCTTTGGCAAGCGCAAACTGCCAAGATAAAAGCTGGTCAATAATTTCGTATTCAATCCAGACGCTTTGTCCATCTTTGCGGCCATATTTGATTGGATACTTTACCTCTGTTCCTGTCTTTTCATTTGGCGTCTTGCGAAACATTATTTTGCACCAATGACCAATGGGTTTCTCTTCCTTATCTTTAATGATATCTTTTTGCCATCTCTGCTGAAATTCAAGAATCCAATCGCTGTAATGCAAAGCGGCATTTCCTCCTGAAGCATTTGTGACCTTTGGGTCGCCTTTGACATATTGGCTAATCTGAATAGATGAGCGAACTTGAGAGATTAAGAAGCAGATATGCCCTCTGCTTGAGAACGCTGCCGCCATCTTCCTAAGAAGGTCTGCCGTCAACAATGCTGCACCAGCAGTTTTATTTGCTTCTGTCGCAGATTTAAGCAAATCATTTCTAGGAACAAGGGCGTCAAGAGAATCAAGGATAAAGAAATAATATTTATCATCATCTTTATCTCTAATAAGACCTCTCATTAAGTCGATTACAAATTCGTAATCGTTAGTAGGAATGACTCTCCATTGATTTGGGTCAGTAGAAACCCCAGACCTACTAATAATGTCCGCGCTTAGTCTTCCTTCTGATTTGATATAAATTACTTGACCTTTCTTTGGATGAAGCTTTTGAAAACTTGCTGCAAAAGCCATTGCATTGCTTGTTTTTCCACCCTCGGTGATTCCACTAGAGCGCACAATTCCTGGGCGAATTCCTCCACCCATCTCAATATCTAAATTGAGACTGCCGCTGCTAACGACATAATCTACTGCTTCGTCAAAAGCATAATGATATTCAGAATTGTCCTTAAGATATTTGTCTAGGACAGTCATTTGCTTATTATCTGGTTCTTCTTTTTGTTCTTTGATTTTTGCCATAATGTTATTTATATAAATTTAAAAAGTCTTTTAGGGATTTGGGTTGTTTTTTAAAAACAGTGTCTTCTCCTATTTTATTTTGAGACAGCATTATTTCCTGATGTTTAGGAGAAAAATCGGAAATAGATTTTTTATAATTAAAAAACTGCTCTTGCAAATATTGCTGCCCATAATCCGCAATAAAATAAGCAAGAGATGGTACTTTTTTATTATACGGAGGAATAACCCAAAGAAGAAAATCTGGATTATACTTTGCGCAAAGAGTATTTGCAATCTTCATTTCCCTTGGCCAGAAATACTTTTCAGAGAAACTGGCTGGATCAATGAATTTAGAAATAATTTTATGCTGAATCTTCGGCTCTTTTTTAAGAGGTTTTTCTTGAATTAATTTCATTTACATCTGATAGTACCATACGTTCTACCAGTTTGTCAAATGAAATTTTCGGGGTCCAGCCGAGTTCAGTTCTTGCAAGCGTTGAATCCCCCAAAAGAATATCAACTTCCGCAGGGCGATAAAATTTTGGATTAATTTTGACCAAAACAGAGCCTTTGACATTCAAATCTTCCGCCAATTTATTTGTGATTGAATATTCTTCGCTCAAACCCTTTCCGTGCCATGCTCCATCAATTCCAGCAACTTTAAATGCTTTTTCAATAAATTCTCTAATGGAATGCGTTTCGTTAGAAGAGAGAATATATTCCTTTGGCTTTTCTTGATTCATCATTAGCCATACGCCTTCAATAAAGTCTTGTGCATGAGACCAATCGCGTTTTGCATCAATATTTCCAAGTTCAAGCGGGGCGAATTCTTGATTATTTTCTATTGCGTTTTTAATTCTTGCTACATTGGTCGTGATTTTTCTTGTAACAAACTCAATGCCGCGTCTTTCGCTTTCATGATTGTATAAAATACAATGAACAGCATATAAATTATAAGAATCTCTATAAACTTTGGTTAAATGTCTTGCCGCAGCTTTTGCTGCTCCATACGGGCTTCTTGGACGAATTGGATGGTTGAGGTCTTGAGGGGTATAAATTACATCCCCCATCTCTTCAGAGCTTCCTGCGCTGTAAAAACGACAATGTGGTGCAAATTTTCGGATAGCTTCAAGGCATCGAAGCACTCCCATTGCTCCCGCATCAAAAGTCTGCTCTGGGATTTGCCAACTGATACCTACAAAAGATTGAGAAGCGAAATTAATAAAATAATCTGGATTAACTTCTCTAACAACGTTTTCTATTGATTGAGAATCACACAAATCTCCTGTGACCAATTGGAATCGGGGATTTTTTAATGCATTTTCAATATTTGAATAGTCTGGTTTAGCAGATCTTCTAACCATCCCATAAATTTGATGATTAGTATGTTCAAGCAGATAGTCTACCATATAAGACCCATCTTGACCAGTCACGCCCGAAACTATAATTTTCTTATTCATAGTTCATTATAAATCTGCTTGATACCATTTGTCAAGTTTATTTTGGGATTCCAAAGATTTAAAATATATTTATCTGGTTCATTTTTCTTATTCATTTGGATATCGTATGAATCTCCAATAGAAATTGAGGCACCAGACATAGAAGAAATTATTTTGGCTATGTCAATAATCTTTGTCCATTCAAAGTTTGTAATGTGAAGATTTTCATTTCTGGAAATTTCTTGATATTTATTCATTAAAATCTCAAGACATTCAGAACAGTCATCTGCGTGCAAAAATTGCCTCTCTTCTTCTCCAGAAGTTTTTATGGCAATGTGGCCTTTGCTTTTTGCTGCTTTGATAAAATCAGTGATTACATGAAACTTCTTTTCGTCTGTTTCTAGCCCATAAACATTCCAAAATTTAACAAGCAATCCGCCAAGATTTTGAGTGTACTTCTCTCCTATAGACTTCAATAATCCATAATTTGAATAACTCATATTTGCCATTTGACTTGAAGCAAACAAAAATGGGGTTTTGTATTTTTCTAAAGACTCAAACGTATAAAGCATAAGCTTCATATTGTTATCCATAAATTCTTTGGTATCTTGATACTTCTTCAAATATGTTGAGCCTCCCACATCAAACGCTAAAAAGAATACAAAATCTATTGATGGCAAAATAGTATTTAAAATGTCTTTTTGTCGCAAGTCTTGTTCTGGATTTTTTTCTATATCAAATTCCTTAACATTATGATTTTTGCTGAGATGGTTTTTTAATGCTGCGCCAATTTGACCTTGAGAACCTAGTATTAAAATGTTCATATATGTTTTAAAAAGCAATTTTCATATAACCATTTGTCTGGTGAAGCAAATTTCTGAAATTTATTAAAATTTTCTTCAATTACTTGCTTTTTGTTATTATAGTCTTCTACGCTAATTTTTGCCAGTATCTGTTTCAGGTCTTCTATTGTTTCCCAAGTATAAAATCCATCTTTATTAAAATGATTTGACATATTTGGGTCTCCCCAATAAATAGGAATACATCCCGAAGCAAAACAATCAATAATTTTATCTGTAAAATAATTGGGAAATCTACAGTTTTCCGCAACTATCATATACATATAGTCTTTAAATGGCGCCACTCTTCCATCTGGCTCATCGCTAAACCATTTATAACCACTTCCCCAAAGTTCAAGTTCGGGGTGCAAATTCATGGATATCAATTTGTGGCGAAGCTGATGTCCTGGAGCATAATTTTTATTTGATGCAACAATTGATAATAATTTGTTCTTGGGATAGATTTTGCAATTTTGCTTTGGTATCCAACAAGCCCCACCGCAATAAGCTTGTTTATATTTTGGATTATTTGGGATTGGAGCGTAAGTATAAATATAATCAAATTTATGTTCTATTTGATGAATATGATTGATTACATACGGTTTTATTATTGGACTTTCTGCTGCTAGTGCAATTTTGTATTTTGATTTAACTTTGTCTACAATTGGGTCAAAACACATTTCATCTGTAAATAAAGATATGCCGTCAAATTCCATTAGCGGGGGCTTGATATATTCTACCAAAGGCTCTGGCCAATGCATGTTAATATAAGGTCCATCTCCAGTATTCTTGTCAAAAAAATTAATTTTCATATATTTTTTTTGTGTTCGTCTATCTTTTTCTCCAATTCTGCTTCTGTATAGTCTTGAAAATGCTGAAAACCTCGTGGGGACATTTGGCGACCCAGATAATTAATTATTGCTTCTGGATTATTTGAAATATCATGGATATGAGAATATACGCATTCGTTTGCTTTGGCCGTTATATATCCTTTTGTTGCGGCTCTGTATGCAAGCTCTCTTTCGCAGCCAAGTGGGGAAGCAATTTCATCATAAACATAATCTCCGCAATCTTTTATCATTTTAGATTTTAAACCCAAAACAAATCCCTGCGGTATTGATACTATGTCGTTTGGTTTTCCTCCCATTCCCACGCATGAAATTCCTATATTATCTGGGATAAGTGTCTCAACTAAAGACTTATATGTCGCTGGATGAACTGCACAATCATCACTCAACATTATTAAATATTTTGACCAAGAAATTTTGTATGCTAGATTTATAGCTTTTGCAAATCCCATATTTTGACTGGAAAAAATAAATCTTGTTATTCTTGGCTCATTTTTTGCATATTCTAATATTTTCCAACTTTCTTCTGAGTAAAAATTTATAATTAAAATAAATTCATCAGGTGGGAATCCGCTATATGCTTCCTCGACTCTTTTTTTGATATTATCTAAAGATTTATAGCCTATCGTTAATATTGCATAATTATTTTTATTATCCATAGAGTTCCTTATAGTCATTTTCTATTGTTTGGAATTTATTTCCATTTCCATACTTGCATGGACCGGCATAATGAATAAAATTGGAGTTATATCTATTATTCTGTTCGTCAAATTCTCCCAAATCCATTCTGTTGAAGCTATGAGATAAAGATTTAAATGGAATTTTGTTCTTGGCTACAGCAAAATTTAAAGCAGTTTGCTCTCCTCCGTCAATGCTAAAGCATTTTTGTGTAAATTGAATTTTTGAAATCAAAGAAAATAGATTAACGTGAGGCTTTGAATATAAAACGCACCCAGAATTAAAATACATTTTTCTGTTATCTATCAACGGCCATTCAAAATCTGGACTATAAGTATCAATCCAGGAGTCCCTTTTCATATGTTCTGCATCGCCGTTTTCATTGAATGCGTATAAATAATTTTCGTCTGGATATTCTTCAAATATATTTTTTGCAGAAGGGGTAACTAATACGTCTGCATCTAAACATAATACTCTATCATATTCTTCCAAGAGTTCCAAACATTGAAATTTTTCAAAATAGTGATTTATAAAATTATATTTTTGCCCATTGCACAAAAAGAAAGACAATTGATATTTTTCTGCGTATTTTGCTATAGAATTTAAACAAAATTTATATCTGGAAGGATCTCCAAGAGCCAAGCTGAATATTGCTAATTTTTTCATTATTTATAACTTCTTTTATTATATATTCTGCGAGTAATTTCGGAGATAAATTCTCGCATTCTCTTTTGCATGATTGAGATAAATTTTCTCCACCAAAAGCTTCTAAAAAATATGATGGACATTTCTTTCTGCATTCTAAATGCAAATGACTTGGAAAAAATGAATTTCCAAGTTTAAAAAATTCTACTTTATTAATTAAACACGCTTGAAACAAAACAATGGGCTTATTTCTTATATTAAATGCATGATGTACTCCGCCATCACTCATTATTCCATAATCCATAAAATCTACATTCCTTATTAAATTAAAAATGTCTCCTGTGTCTGGGCAATGCTCGTCTCCAATTCCAAAATTTTCTTGAGAAAACTCAAATATTTTTATTCTAGGATTGGAATATTTTAATGTTTTTACTAGCTCTTTCCATGATTCTAGCCCTTTCATACCATTAAATCTAAACCCTTTTCCATCGCAATGGGGGTGAGGCGTTGTTTTGCCTGAAAGTTTTGTGGTGGGAACAATTCCTATGTTAATAAAATTAGTATTATTTTCGTATTTTGGCACATTTATTTCTGATAAAAAGCTTTGTTTTTTATCAAAAAGTAGGTTTTCTAGCCCTAATTGAAGTAGGTAATTCAATGTGATTATATTTGCTGTTGGATGGTTTTCTAAAAGTTCAGCATTATCTTTCCAGAATGTAAACGTCTTTGGGTGCCAATCTGGATAAATTACCTTTATATTTTCTATTTTCTCATCCGAAAGGGCGTATTGATGATAATTAACGTATATTTCTTGCTGATTTGGTTCTCTAACCAAGTCTACGTTTTTATCCAATTTAAATATATCTATAAGAAATCCATAAGTGATTACTTCTAGGGTGCAATCTGGATATACTGATTTTAAAATCTTGGGAACAAAAGTAAAAATTAAACTATCCCCAAGGTTTTTTGGAAATATCCATCTTGGAAAATATAATCGAATATTTTTCATTCTATTAACTCTTTTATTCCATTTTTTATATCTATTTTTTGCACAAAACCCATCTTTTTTATCTTTTCGCAATCTAAAACCATATCTTTTGTCTGTACTATTTTATGGAAATTTGACGCTTCTATAGGAGTAATTTTACTCGTAGACCCTGTTTCTTTTATTATAAAGTCAATAATTTCTCTAAAGTTTTGTGGAATTCCGCTCCCTATATTTATTATCTGATTGTGGTCTGAATTATTAATACATAAATTGATTGCATTGCATACATCAGAGACATGCATATAATCTCTTACAAATTGGCCATCATTATATAATTCTATATCTTCTTTATTTTTTATTTTTTTGACAAGATACTGTAACGCATTTTTTTGTTTAGATATTCCTTTGTCATTCTTACCGTAAACATTACATAGTCGAAGTATTCTATATTTTATATTAAACGTTGCGCAATAGCTTATAATTAAATCTTCTGCGCATTTTTTTGTTATACTATAAAAACCTTTTGGATTACAGCAAAAATCTTCCTTCGCTGGTAAATCAACATTTCCATAAACAAACCAGCTGCTTATAAAATTAAAAGTAATATCTTTGTCTTTGCAGTGACTTAATACTTTTAATAATTTAATTAAATTTGTATTTACATCTTTGTAGATATCATCGAATACATGATAATTATGAGTGGTGCTAATCATGTATAGCACATCTTTAAATAAGGGAATATCGCCTGCCCTGTTGTGTATATGGGTAGACTCAGGGTACAGATTATAATAATTGCTACCTATAAATCCTGTGCCGCCAAACAAGTCAACTTTCATATTTCGACAAAACTTCTTGAATATATTCTATATTTTCTTTTGATATTGTTGGGGAGCATCCGACAAAGAATACTAAATCCAGAACTTTATTCGATTCTGGATATTTTTTATAATCATCAAGGTGTTTATAGCCTTTATGCATTAGGAGATTGCCTGCAAAATAATTACGGGTCTGTATACCATTTTTCTCTAAATAATTAACTAGATTGAGCTTTTGAGTCTTATTGTTGCAAATGATAGGTACTCCAAATGGAACCCAATCTGTATCACTCAAGCATTTTGGAAATCTTATGTCTTTGACGTTGTCTTTGAACACTTTCCATATTTCTAATAAATTATCTGCTCTTTTTTCGCAAATAAAGTCAAGCTTCTTTAACTGTTCTATTCCTATTGCCCCTTGCAAGTCTAAAGGTTTTAGATTGTATCCAATTCTATTGAATACATATTTATGGTCAATTATTGTGTCTGGAAAGTCACTTAGCCAGTTTGAAAATCTCTTTCCACAAGAGCCATTGGCTAAAAGATTACATGTTCCTACGCACCAGCAATCTCTTCCCCAAGTTCCATAGCTTCTGGCTAATTGAACAATTTGCTCTATGTCAGAAGATACCATTCCGCCTTCTAAAGTGGTTATTTCATGCGCTGGATAGAAAGAACATGATGAAGCTATAGCATATTCATTTAAATATTTGCCTTTCCATTTTGACCCAAGAGAATCGCAATTATCTAGCAAAAGAGTGATGTCTCCCATTTCGCATATATTTAATAAAACATCCATGTCTGGTGGATTACCCAATACAGGACTTAAAAATATTGCTTTTGTATTTTTGGTAATTTTGTTTTTTAATTTGTCAAGATCAAAGTTTAAAGTATCCCATTCAATATCTATAAATACTGGTTTCAGTCCATTTTGAACTATTGAAGATACTGTCGTTGGGAATCCCACCGCAGAAACAATAATTTCATCTCCGTCTTGCCATTTAAAATATTCTTTGCAAGCGGCAATTAAAAGTAAATTTGCTGAACTCCCGCTATTGGTAAAAAATGAGAACTTTTGATTTGTCTTTTTTCCAAATTCTTTTTCAAATTGGGCGCATGTTTCTCCAGAGCTTGACCATTTTCCAAATAACAAAGCTTCGATTGCTGCCGCCATTTCATTCTCATCAAAAAATGCTCCTGAATAATAAACTTTATTCTTTGGAGCATTCAGATTATGGCAAAACTTTGGAAGATTTCCATGTTCTTCCTGTAGTTTTAATATGAAATTTTTTATGACTTCTCTTTTATCCATAATTTATTATTGTTTTATCTATTAAATCCAATTTTATCGTGATTAACAAGGAATTTTAGATATATTTTTTCTGCCCCTTTGTTTATTTTCTCTGAATATTCTGGACTTCTGTTCTCATAATCATAAGTATAATTAACCAAAAGCTTTGGAATATTATAAAATTGATAATGTTTCACTGCTCTGCTAAATAAATCATAATCTTCGCTAACACAAGAATCGTCATATCCCCCGCATTTAGTCAATATTCTTTTGTTAAAAATTAAAGATGGGTGAGCCATTGGGTTGTTTCCAATATGATAACTGTGAAGAATTTGTTCGTGTGTTTCTGGATAAAAAACTTCTTTGACCCCATCTTTTGTATGAAAGAACATGCCTGTTCCGCAAACATCAATTTTATTTTCAATGACGAATGGCAGTTGAATTTCTATCTTATTTAATAGCCATTCATCATCACAGTCAAGAATTGAAAAATAATCACAATCAGTGATTTTCATTGCTGTAAAAAGACTAGTATTTCTTCCTGCCACTAATCCTTTTTCTGGGCTTTTTGCATAAATTATATTTTCATACTCCGATACAACTTCTAAAAGGTTGTCTGTCGAGGCGAGATCATTTACTATAACTATTTTATAATCAAACATACCCTTTTTAAAGGCTGTTTGATTAACTATAGAATCAAGAGCTTTTTTTATTATTCCTGCTCCGTTTTTCACCGTCATTAAGATTGCAATTGTTTCCATTTTTTATAATAGTTCGTCTAATTTAAAGTCTTTTCTTTTAAAAATCGCGCAAAACACTCCTTCGCTATCGTAAATGTTATGAAGATTTAAATAACAAAAAAAGTCAAAATTGTTCTTGGAAAAAGTCTTTACCCACGTTTTTTTACATTTCCTATTTATGTGCGTTGGATCTTTTTCTGAGATTTCCAATACAAATTTTGCGTTATCTTCAAGCGGGACAGGTATTCTTACGAGAACAAAATTAGATTTTAAATTGGTTAAAATTTCATCGACTTCCTTCTCTGGAATATGCTCTAAAACATCTAAAAAGAAAACAAGATTTTGCTGAGGTATATTTTTTGGGTCAAAAACAGTAAAACCCTTTGATTCTGTGACTGACCTTGCCCAATTTGATATTTCTACTCCATGGATTTTATTATAACCAATCTGTTTAAATCCCTGCATTAAAAAACCGACGGCACAACCATAATCAAGAATTGGTTGATTTTTAAAATCAAGACCCATGCTATCAAAAAAAGAATCTATTTCTCTTGCAAGCTTGGCATATCTTTGGCCTCTAGAAAGATAATTTTTATAATTATTTGTCTCGTAGTATTCTTTTTCAAAGTTCATGGGAAGTTTTTGTCTGGCATATCATTACATACGGTATGCAATAGTTTATTATTAAATTTATAATAGCAGTATTTACAAGTACTTTCCCAATTTTCGCCATTATTATTTTTTATTTCGTATGGGAAACCTTTTTCTTTAAAGTTTTCGTTTATTTTATTCCATGTGACAATAATGTCTTCAACCTTGCATAAAGAATAGTCTAAATCATAATTTCTTTTATTCAAAACATGACTTGTGCATGTATAGACATGGTATTCATTTTTGCCATGTGGGTCTGGGGCAACATAGGGGCGAATCATTCCTACATAGCATCCATCATTAAATGGAGAGTCATCATATCCAATGTCTTTGATAAAGATTTTATTAAATTTGTCTACTTCATCAATCGTTTCTTGAAATTCCTGTCTTACACTTGCGTTGTTTCCTTTTATTAAGCAATTTCCTGCTATTCTAACGAATTTAATTTCTGGATTCAATTCAAGGACTTTTGCAATTCTTCTAATTGTCTCTGCGTTCGTGGGCGTATATTTCTTTCCAATTCTTGTTCCTGTTCCAGATTCTTCATCATAAATAATGTAAGAAAGACCCATTTTATTGGCTGGAAAAGAACAAAAGTCATAGTCTTCTGGATTAAATCCTTCGTCTAGCTTAATTAAACTTATTCTTATCCAAGAAATTTTATCAAAGTTTTCTTTTTTAATTTTGTTTAGTTTTAGGGTATTAGTAATTATTCCAATAAAATAACCAAGTTCATTTGCATATTCTATGATTGAATTAATATCATCACCTGTGTCTTTGTCTCTATAAATCAAAGGCTCTCCTCCGCCGGTTATTTCTACGCTTTTTGCACCCAGCAACTTGAAATCTCTTAGAGTTTGCTTTATTTTTTCAAATGGCATATAGCTCTTAAGTGGTCTTTCTGCAACCGAGCAAAATGGGCAACCGCTTGAGCAAGCCTCAATTGGCGCGAGTTGAATAGTTATAGGTTTAAAAGTTCTATCTTTTTGAATTGAATGCAGAACGTCTGTATGTTGAAGAAGCTTATCTCCCCAAGTGCTGTATTTTTGGGTAAGGTCTTGATGTTTTTTTGTTTTGTTTTCCATATTCTATTTTATTAGATAAGCAAATTTATCTCTATTTTTCATTACATAACTCGGTAGGCCAATTGAATCGTCTTTAACGATATGAAATCCATTTCTATCATAAGGGTCTCTCAATGAGTCTCTTCTTTCTTTTATTTTCTCGACAGACAGGTATTCTGGAGAATGATACTCGCTATGAGAGCTTGCGAGCATTTTATAAGCAATTTGATTTTCATCTCCTAAATGAGAAAAATGCCAGCCAGAATTGTAAATTCTATTAAGATGGTCTTTTGATTGCCTTACGTCATTAAAGTTTTTATTTTTTAAATTTTTATATCTATCGCAAACAACAGAAGGAAACCAATAATGATTATCTGGAGACAATATCGGAGTATTCATATACCAGAAAAATCCTCTTAGAGTTAAAACGCATGGGAAAGTTTTAAGTTCTGATACGGATTTTGCCGTAGGAATTTCATCTAAATCAGAAAACATAATGATATCTTCGTCATCGCAATGAGCCAAGGCATTTTTTACCGCATCTCTTTGAAGAAACATTAATGAATGCCTATGTTCGTCACCTTTGTTATAAAATTCTGAAGAAGGGTTCTGCAAACCTTTCTCAAGTTTTAAATAAATAATCTTATCTTTGTATTTTTGATATATTTCTGAATTTTCAAGATAGAATGGCTTTTTTACATTAGAAACAGTAATATCTGATTCGCAAATAACAAATTTATCAACTACATCTTTTAGTTCTTCAATTCTTATTTCTAAAATGTGGGTTTCGTTTAAAAAGTTAAAACAATCGTAAATCATATTTTTATTCAGTTATGATGTTCCAAAAATCAAATGATGCAGTATTGCATTTATTTAAAAACTCTTTCATTCCGAGTCTTTTCATTTCATGGATACATCCTATCTTATCATTAATCATCATTTCCATTCCTGATAAAGCTGCCTCTCCTGCGGCTCTACAAAAGGGTTCATCTATTCTAGGGAAATATATAAAAGTTTTATATTTATTATATAGTTCGGGCATCTTTTCGTGAGATACTTTTCCAAGGAATTCTATATTTGGAATGCTTGTGGCTAAATGTTCAAAAATCTTTTCTCCCCATCCAGCGACGACAAATTGTATTTGCGGATTATCTATAGCGTATCTAAAAAAGTCAAAAGTGCCTTTGAATTCGTGCATGAATCCAACGTAAAGGACTTTATCTTCCCTATTATTCTTATTATCAAAAAAGATAGATGAATCTATTGGGTCTGGAACTATTCTAACGTTAATAAAATAATCTCCGTAATGATTTTTAAATAAATTATAATGATATTCAGTTAGGAAGAATGCATTTTTGCAGCTTGTGTAAAGCTGATGTCTTTTAGACTGAGAAAGATATCTATTCATATCATGCTCGACTCTTGAATGAGCTTTTGCAGAAGATAAATAATCAATTATAAATGGATATTTCTGGTTTAAAAATTCAAGATTTGCAGAAATCACATGGTCGTAAGAGTTTTTAAGCAATTCTGGGTCTGAATCACAAGTAAAATGAGTTATATTTAAACCCATCTGCCTTCCCTTTTTAATAATAATATCATCGCTTCTTTGAGCGCCTCCAGGACTATGCAAGATTGAAAAATCAGAAACCCAAAGAATGTTCATATTTTATATATTATCTATTCCACGAAATAGCGTGGTTTTTAATTAGACCATCATTCTTGTCTATATATTCAAAAATAAATTCTATTTGTGGTATATTGGTACTCTTTGCTTCCCTGAGTTTTCCAAAAAGATCTTTTAATGATACTGTTTTGGGTATATTTATTTCTGCGAGTTGCTGTTTTAAGGCAGAGTATCCTGTAACTTTCTTAATATAAATATGTGACTTAGATTGTTTTAATAATTTAAATATTTGAGTAAAAAATATATCATTCTGACTCTTTGTATAAGAAGTTAGATTTCCAAATCTAACAGATTTAAATGCCACTGCGCCATCAAAATAATCTAATCCAAAATTAAAAACATCATCGCATTCAAATTTTATTCCATCTTCATCTAAGAAATACCCATAAAAAGTAAAAATTTCTTCATTAGCTTTTATATCTTTTGAGGCAGTAAATATAAATGTTTTATCTTTTATTTTCCACTCAGCATTGTTTCCGCTGTTTGAAGTATTGTAGATTGGTCCAAATCCCAATGGTAAAACTGTATAAACTACTTCTTCTCCATCTGGATGATATTTTGGCATCCATTTAAAATAATAATCTTCCGCATCTTTAAAACCAAGATTCTTTCGAAGATTTTCTATGAATTTTTCTTTTGGATGAAGAAGGTTTTGAGATTTTAATGTATCAATAATTGGCTTTAAAGATAATACTTGCTGTGGGAGAACAATAAATGGCGACTCTTCTAGCGTCTCTCCATTTTGAATATCCTCTTTTGCAAATACCCCAAATCCTTCTATTGGAGAATTTCTTACTTCTATTTTAGATGAGAAAATCAGTTTGTTTTTTTGCATGAGGATGTTTCTTTCCAGTTCTCTGTTCGTATTTCAATTCTGCATTTCTACGCATTTCATCTTGACCAGAGTTGCCTCCTCTTTTTTCAGAAAGCTCTGCGCTTTTATCCCACAATTGTCCTAAAGAATAATTTTTTTGCCTAGTCTTTCTTACAAAGTCATTTGGGTCGGTTAAACTTAACTGTGTATCTATTGAAGCCTGTGGTTTACAAAATTCTCTTTGCCATTTTACACCTTTTTCGTCTATATAAATATGTTCATCGCTCATAGCTTGAACGACTTCTATGATTTTTCCATTTTCTGGATGAGAGAATGTATAAATAGGCATATCTTAAATAGTTATATCAAAATTATCTGAAATTGGTACGCGAGACGCAATGAATAAAGCCCTTGATTTTTCCTTTATTGGAATAGAAAAACAATTTACAAAACCTTTTATACCCATAGCTTTTTTAAAGTCAATAAATTCTTCTTCATTACACGAGACTTCTCCACAAATAGATTTAACATTCTTTTCTATTAGCTTAGAATTTGTAAGGATTTCTCTTTCGGCATATCCTATATTTAATTTCATTATATCAATTTCTTCTCCATAGCAGTATTCTGTTAAAATAGTATCTAAGTTATGGCATTGACATGGATAATAATTTTCCTGTTCTTCTTTAATTAAACCAATGGAAGACAAGTCGAAATAGATATTATCAACAAATTCTGGAGTAGAAAATCTACCAATTATTGACTCTGTATATATTCCCAGTTGAAAGGGAGTAACTCTCCCAACAAAATCTAATTTATAACAATTTTGAAGCAATGACTTAAAATTATCTAAAAATGGCTCGATTGCATATACTTTTCTTGCTCCAAGCGTGAGGGCAGTAAATGAGAAAAAACCAGCGTGCGCGCCAATATCCAAGAATACTTTTGAATTGTCTTTGTTTGCTTTTAATTTGTAATAATTATTAAAAAAGACATTGTCAAAAATACCTTGGTCATTGGTAAAGCTTCTGGTTATAATTTCTGGGGTCATATTTATGATACCGAGGCAATAACATTTTCAACAAACTTTTCTTTAGAGAATGTGGTTTGAAGGGTTTTACCTGCTTCGTTTTGCCTATTAGATAAAACTTTTCTACAGGCTAATTCACAGGCAGAGATAAAATCTGCTTCATTAAAGTCATAAATATTACCTTGATTGAAAGGCTGGCCCTTTTGAAAAAACATTCCATCATACGCTGGAATTTTTTCAGAAGGATTTACCCAAGTTACCATTTCGTCCGTTGCCCAGTCTTTATAGGTATGAGCATTAAGCAATACAGCGTGTTTACCTATTGCAACACTTTGGAATTCTGGAAGCGCCCATCCTTCTCCACCAGAAAGACCAAGAACAACATCTCCACTATTAAGGAAATCATTGTACATTGAATTTTCATTCATTGATGGATAGAAACTGACATTGAAAGGTTTTTCTCCGCCAAGGATTCCACCAATAATCTGCTGATTCTGTTGCTCAGATAAAAATCCATTATAAATTGCGCACTGAAGTGAATAATTAGGTTTGTTTCCAAATTTTTTTATCCAAGACTGAATAACCTTGGCATGATTTTTCCTTTTCTCAAATTTACCGCAAAGATTAAAAACAACTCTTTCATCATTAAAGAACTTCTTTTTGACGGAAAAAAAGTTAAAAGAATCAAAAGCTAAAGGCAAATATCCTGTTTCTACTCCAGCATTTTTAAATGCTTCGCAGCTATATTTTGAAGAAAAATACGTTTTATTATTTTTTGCAATATTGACTTCTACTTTTGTTGGCTCGTCCAATTCATGAAAAGACAACAAGCTCTGGCTTTTTGAAAAAGACTCTAAAGAACCATTTAAATGCCAAAGCTTGAAAATTGGGATATCTCTCGTATAATTTTCAAGGCCATTTATGATTTTAGAATTAATCCAGTCGCTAAATTCTTTTGTTACTGATTGACTAGATAAATCCACTGGACCAATAGGAAATAAATAAATATCATGCTTTATTCCGGTTGACTTTTCTTGTTCAAAGATTGTGCGGATTAAAAGTGATGATACTTGACCAAAACTAACTCTATTGAGTGGTAAATTTAATGCTAATTTCATATTTAAATTAAAAAAAAGGAGGAGCGGTTGCTCCTCCTTTATTGGACAGCTTAGATAAGCTCTTCTGCTTCTTCCTGCTGAACTGGAGCGGCGACAGTCTTTACAACCTTTTTAATTGGTGCTTGCGCTGCCACAGGGGCGGCACTGGCTCTAGGCTTAGACAAATACATTCTCAAATCAGGATGATTGTCTGCCTTCTTAAATTTATTAGAGAAGATGACGACCTGAATGTCTTCATTGCCTTCTGGGAGAGCGGAACGCTTAATTGTGCCAGACAAGAACTTCTGTCCCTTGCCTTCCTTCTTCCACAATGCGCCAAGCTCAATTTGCTCCGACTTAGTATTAGTTTGTTCCATATGTTTAGTTAGTTTTATAGTTAAAGCTTATTTTTATAAGCTAGTAAAATTATTGTATTTAATATTTCTGATAAAGTCAAATTATTTTTTAAACTAAATCGCAAATATTGTTTGAATCTTTCATTTTGTTTTTAATTAAAATTAAACCTTTTTTATGCAAGCACATGACTGTTTGTGGCGATGCTTTTACTTTTCTTGCAATTTTATTCCAAATCATCTTTTTTCCTGCAAAATATCTATATTCGAATATATCTTTGATTCTTGGGTCTTTCATTTGGCCTAGTATATCGAATATATAATCTTTGCTTTCTTCCAAAGAGTTTTGTGATTCAAAATAATTATTAAAAATTTGCTGCTCTTCTATTTTTTTCTGAACATCTTCGTCGCAAGAAGGCATGATAAATCTTCTTGAATTTATCGAATTAAGGCAAAGATATCTTGCGTAATTACCTATCCACGAAGATAATTTTGTTTTCTTTTTTGGATTAAAAGTCTTAATACAATGAAAGATAATCATATCTTTTTCATTAAAAATATCCTGTAAGTGGAATCCGCAATTACTTATTGAAGAAGAATATTTTTGACACATTTTATAAAAAACGTTCTCATATCTTCTACAAACCTCTAAAAAACATTCGCTACAGGCTTTATTTTTAACTTGCCTAATCAAATAAAGGTCAGATTTGTTTTCTAATGAATTGTTCAACAGTTTTGACATATTTATTTAATCCTGAGCTTTTTAACGAAAAGTTCGGCTGCTTTTGCCATTCTATAAGAAGGTCAGAGTTTTCTTTTAAAAATGGGTCATTTTTCTTTTCATCATTGTTGGCTGGAGCAACAGTTTTTCCATCATCAATCATTGAAATATGAATCAATTTTCCTCCAAGGGTATTTCTTACCCAGTACACTTCATCTTTTTCATACTCGCAATACCTGATATCAGTTATTACTGCAATATTTTTATTTGATTCTCTAACATAGTCTTGTATATGACTAGTTACAAGACTTGTCCAATGCGTTCCATCCGACTGCTTTCTTCTAATCTTTCCATGTTCAACAAGAATTGGTCGAACCAAATCTTTTTCTTCTCTCGAACAATTGAATATATCTATATTATATAATTCTTTAATAAATGAAAATAACTCAGTTTTTAATGCATCCGCCAATGCGAAACGCTTAACATTTGGGTTGTTAAAATTTAGCAGAGAAAACATGGTGTCTTTGCCAGAACCTGCAACACCGCATAATCCAATAATTTGATTCATATCTACTACTTAGACTAGCAAATGTCTAAAATTGTTCAAGCTTTATAAAACGTGGGTAGAATTGCTTCGCAATTAAATCCTGCGGATTTATGTGATGGAAGTAATTATATTTCGTTAATATTAACGAACGCGTAAGCCTGTTATAATTTCTTTAAGCAAAAATAGAAAAAATACCCCCAAAATAATAATATTTTTATTATTACTTGGGAGTATCCTGAAATAATTTCTTCGAAGGGCATTATTATTTAATCGTCCTAGCCAACGGACAGAAATTCAGAAGTGATTTTCACACTAGACAGCTACCATATAGGTGATGAGAGAGATTCTAAAACTCATTTACGCTGCCAATACCTCGTTTCCGAAATGTCGGGTAAACTCCACAATTTACTTGCAGACTCTTTTTTTATCCCATCTGATAATGGGGGCCTTTCTCCTTTGGGCATGGTATTAAAGACAGTTTACCAATCTACTTTGCTTCGATTGCCGCAGGAAAACCTCACGATTGTCGTATGGCTTAAAAGATTCACTCTTTTTGTATTTACTTATACTAAGCATTTATTTACAAAAATGTCAACATAAAATCTATAATAAGATTGAGTTATGAATAATATTTTATTTATCTTTTGGAATATTTTAATTTTATATATTTTATTAGAGACAGATGCGGTATATAAATGGGCAAAGCTTTTTAAGTTAAAATGCCTTAAGTACCAAGAATTTGAAGAAAAACAGGCAATATTTCAGCGTTATCAATATTTTTTATCAAGCAAATATCCAAATTTTATTGTTTCTTTAATAACTTGTCAAGAATGTTTAACCATTTGGTTAAATATAATTCAATTTGTATTTTTTTCTGATATATTGGGGGGTTGGATATTTTTTGGATTAAACTGTATAGTAACTTTATATGGAATATCTGCTTTCAAATATCTTTTAAAAAAAACATATGAGTAACATTGTTTACGAAAGGATAGCTAGGGAGAAGACTCAAAAAATAAACTTTGTACGCAAAAAAGAACAACCAAAAGAAATCGACGAAATGAATCAACAGCAAGAAAAAGATTCATCTCCACCAATTAGTCCAGAAATATTAAAACAAGAGCTTTTAAAAAAAATAAATCCAAAGCCTAAAATAACCATGAACGAACAATCGACGCAAACAGAAGAACCAGTAATTGAATTAATTCATTTTTCGGCACTAATAGAATTTGTTAGCTGGTACGAACAAAATTCAGATAAATTTTCAGAGGGCCAGAACAAAGCTCTAAAAACTTTAACAGAAGCAAGAGACATGACTCTTGGTGGATGCAACTGCGACAGAGAAAAAAGAAAATATATCGCAGAAGATTATTTTAAGAAATTTTGGGTCACAAATCAATCAACGGACCTTCTTCCTACACTATTAAAAATAGTAAAATCAAAAAAAATCATTTTCGGAGATTTTTTAAGTTATCCATCTTAAAATATTGTATCTATCTTTGCATCAAAAAAAGTCTTGCGCTATTATCAAAAGTAGCGTAAGATAAGAATACATTTTATTTTATGGACAAAAACAACTTTAATGGTCTTGAGGAAATGGCGAATTTTACATTCACTACTAAATACGCCAAGTATGATGAAAAAAAGAAACGCAGAGAAACTTGGGACGAAACTGTTTCTCGCGTTGAAAAGATGCATTTAAAGAAATTCAATTATCTTTCGGAAAAAGATAAGGCTCAAATTTCTCAAGCTTTTGACTTTGTAAGAGAGAAAAAGATTACCCCTTCGATGCGCTCAATGCAATTTGGCGGTAAAGCCGTTGAGGCTCATAATGGTAGAATTTTCAATTGCGCTGTGCGCCATATTGATTCTCTTCGTTCTTTTGCGGAATCTTTTTATACTTTGCTGTGTGGCACTGGCGTCGGTTTTGGCATCACTAATTTCTTTCTGAATCGCTTACCTGACTTAGTAAATTCAGGCGATAAAACTGGCACTGTCGTAACATATGTCGTTCAAGACAGCATTGAAGGATGGGGCGATTCAATTGAAGCATTGATGAATTGTTATTTCAAAAATACTCCTTACTCTGGTCGTAAGATTGTATTTGATTACAGCCGCATTCGCCCAAAGGGAGCAAAATTAAAGACTGGTGGCGGCAAAGCTCCAGGATATAAAGGGCTAAAAAATTGCCATAAGAAAGTCAAAGCAATGCTTGATAAGATTATTGAAGATAATGGTCAGAAAAGACTCAAGACAATTGACGCTTATGATATTTTGATGCACTGTGCTGATGCAGTTCTTAGCGGTGGAATTCGTCGCTCTGCTTGTAGCGTCATTTTTGAAGCCTCTGATGAGGACATGATGAACGCAAAAACTGGAAAGTGGTTTGAAGAAAATGCGCAGAGAGCAAGAAGCAATAATTCTGCAATCATTATCCGTGAGAAAACTTCTTATAAAGAGTTTTGTAATCTTATCGAAAAAACCAAGCAATTTGGAGAACCAGGATTTTTATATGTTGTAGATGAAAAGCAACTTTTGAATCCCTGTTTTGAAATTTCATTTATTCCAATGACTGCTGATGGGCGATGTGGTTTTCAATTTTGTAACTTGACATCTGTCAACGGGGCAAAAACTACAACTCTTCAAGAGTTTAAGGATGCAACTTGGGCAGCATCTCTTATTGGAACATTACAGGCTGGATATACAACATTCCCATATCTGGGGCACACCTCAGAAGAGTTGACTAGAGAAGAATCCTTGCTTGGCGTCTCAATAACAGGAATGATGGATAACCCAGATGTCTTGTTTAACGCCAAGAATCAAAAAGAAGCCGCAAAAGTTGCCGTCGAAACTAACAAAGAATGGGCGAAAAAGATTGGCATTAATCAAGCTGCACGTGTGACCTGCATCAAGCCAGAAGGAACAAATTCCATTGTTTTGTCTGCTGCTTCTGGTATTCATCCACATCATGCTAGAAAGTATTTTCGCCGCATTCAGGTTAATAAAGAAGATAATGTCTATAATTTCTTTAAAATGTTTAATGACCACGCTTGTGAAGAAAGCGTCTGGAGCGCAAATAAGACTGATGATGTTATAACCTTTCCAATCGTCATCTCTGATAAAGCCAAAATCAAGAGCGATTTGAATGCAATTGAGCATTTAAAATTAATTAAATTAACCCAAGAAAATTGGGTTAATACAGGAACAACAGAGGTAAATAAAAAGCCTCTCAACCATAGTGTTAGCTGCACCGTAATGGTTAAAGATGACGAATGGGAAGAGGTAACAAAGTTCTTGTTTGAAAATCAAAAGGACTTTACTGCCGTTTCTCTTCTCCCATATTCTGGCGACAAGATTTATAAACAAGCTCCTATGGAAGCAGTAATTACTCCAGAAGATGAAGCCAAGTTTGATGCCTTATTGAAAAATTGGAACAAGGTTGATTATAAAAAGCTTGAGGAAGACGAAGACACAACCAATCATGGAGCAGAAGCAGCGTGCGCTAGTGGAGCGTGTGAAGTAACTAAAATATAATATGTATATTCAATTAGAATTTCCATTTGTAGATCAATTCTATATAAAAAAAGAAACAACATCTTATCATTATGAATATGGTGTAACTATTGTTACTATTAAATAATTTTTGGGGACGTACTGGTTTCGATTTGCGAAAAACGACCTTAATTGCACACAGAGGATGATGGTTGGCCTCTTAAAATATCTATCAAAAACTCAACTGCTAACGCATTGAAATCGCTCGCTTTTGTGCCTGTTGTGGGCAGAGAAGTGGCTGCCGTAGCCTAATTGTTGGCTACCCGTTTGTCTCTTGATTCTCGCTATAGAGAACAAACGATATTGGCGAGAAAAAACGCAGGGGCTAATGTGCGTAATCAGGAGCTAAAAACTCAAAAGGAATGGAAAGTCAGTTCCAGTCTTTTGTTTTATCAAGTCTGACTAAGTGTGTAGAAATTTTGGGAGTTCGTTGCAAAGACGCGGGTTCAACTCCCGCCGTCTCCACCAATTTATTTATTTGAATAATTTCTCGTATAACCTTGTCTAATATAGAGATGAATACTCCACCAGAAGATTTAAAGTCTCAAATGCTCACAGAAGCCATGCTTATCCTAAATTCTGTAGCCTTTCTTGAAAAACAAGTCTATAATAAGATAGCTGAAATCGAAGAAGCCACAAACAACAACTTATACGAAGATGTTGAAAGATTAGAGATGGAAACAAAAGCCCTTCTTCGAAAAATCCAGTTGGAAAATTCCAACATGGACAGCTTTACAAAAAAGTATCAAGAAAGGGTCAATAATGAAAAAAAAGCAATTTTATCTAGTATTAAACAAAAAAAATAAATATACATACGGCGCATTTCCAAGAACAAAAAAAGGAAAAGAAGAAGCTCTGGCGTATAAGGAAACACTTAAAAAAACTAATAAAAAATTAGAATTTGTAATAAAGTGATTATGGACAACGGAACAGATAAAAAAGAAAAAGCCCTAGAATTAATAGATCAATTAATCTCTCTTGAGAAACAAGTTGACCTTGAATACAAGAAACTTCTCTATGCCCAAAAGGGAGAAATGGTTGGCGCAGGAGATAATATAGTAGTCTTTCATTTAAAAATATTAAAAGATTTAGTCAAAGAACTATGATTACTATTGGTTTGATAAACGAGCTTAAATTTATTTCGGATTCGTTAAAGTCTCCAGTATCTATGGAGCTAAAGACCGACAGAGTAAAAGAAAAAATTATCGTTAAAATAAAAGATGATTTTTTAGATATATGGTATATGGACAACCATATATGGACTGAAAATCTAAAAGAGTCAAGGAGCATGTTTGGGATAGAAAGCTGTGATAATATCGCAAAGATAATTTGGATTATTGATTCTGGAGACAAAGAGAATTGGGGGCGCTTCGCTTTTTATGATGAAAAAACTTGACAAATAAAGAACCATAAGTTATTCTTTTGTCATCAAATGACAAATCAAGAATTTTCAGAAAAAATAGAGTCTTCAATTCAAAAAGGAAAAGCTTTTTTACATACTAAATTTAAACTATCATCACACGACGCAGAAGATTGCGTGCAGAATTCAGCCGTAAAAGCTTATAAAAATCTTTCTTCTTTTAATGCAAAATCCCAATTTGATACATGGTTTCTAACGATAGTTAGAAATGAAGCGTTAAATTTCCTTTCCAAGAAGAGTTTGCAATGCGTTGAGTTGCAAGAAGCCCTGTCAGTCAAAGCAATAGAAGAAGAGTCAAATAAAGACTACATCTCCTTGGTGGAGCAGGGGCTTACCCATCTTAATGAGAAAAATAAAACAATCATTGAAATGTCTTTAAAAGATTGTTATTCGACAAAAGAAATGTCGGAGATTTTAAATATCCCAATGTCCTCAGTAAGGACCCGTCTTTTTTACGCAAAAAAGAAATTAAAAAGTATAATAAAGAGAAATGCATACAAATCAAACATACAACTCCCTAATCATTGAAAACGTGGGGAAGATTCAGTTCCCTGCTTCTCTAAATAAAACAATAGAGAAAATTGATTGGGCAAAACAATCTTGGATGTCTATTGGTCTTCCGGCGTTTGGTTCTGTTTTTTGTGTCTCTAATGATATCTTGTATTTTCAAGAAGATGCATCAGGTAATGTTTCGCTAAAATTGAGCGAATTTACTGGAGAAGTCTTGGCAAACACAACCTTGGTTCCTGAAGAAAAAGACCAAGATAGCTATGTTGTTTCCTTTAAACTCTTGTTCTTTAAGGGTCTACTTTGTGAATCAGAGATGAAAGAATTAAAAGCCATTCCTTATAAAGAATATTCGGAGGGCTTTGAGAAGTTTAAAATTGAAACAGACAAAAAGATAAAAATAATTAATAGTTTCTGGTATAGAAGGGTTTATAAACCTTATTCTTTTTTGGTAAAGGGAGTGGCACTAGTCTTTATTGCCCCCGTAGAATTCATTACAAAGATAATGTATAAATCTTTTGAGGCGATGCTATTCATTGATGAATCTTAAAAAATAATTTGACAAAATACAAAACTTAATTAATAATAACTATATGAATCAACAAATGGACCAACAAATGGCTCTAAATGAGCTACTCAAAGATGCGACAGACATGGCTTGTTCTTGTGGTAATATTTATTTTACCCCAGCAATTAACCTTAAAAAGGTCTCTGCCTTGATTTCTCCCACCCAAAAGGAAGAACTCGCGCAAATGGGCGTACTGCTATGTTCAAAATGCGGTATCAAGTTTGAACGCCCAACGATAATTTCGTAATAGCACTAGAAAACAAAAAAACCCGCCAGATGAAAATCTAGCGGGTCATTCTTTTTTTTACTCTTTACTAGAACTTGTCTTTTAATTCTTTTTCTCTGGCTGGATTAAGAGGGGAGTCATAAGGATATTCTTTTCCAGTCTTGTTAACTGCAACTTCGTCATCATAACAAGGTTCAACATTACGCAATTCAGGCAATGATTTAAGAATGTCGTCCTCAGAATACCATGTGTATCCATCCCAATCTTCATTTGGGTCAACAAGAACAGGTTTTTCATAATAGTATTCAGTCAGCTCTTTGAGTCTTGATGGCTGTTCTTGAACAAGAGGATTGGTAGGGGAAATAATTTTATTCAAATGATTCATTTCATCACTCAAACCAGCAACATCTCCAATTTTTGTTGGAGTTTGTGGTTCATTTCTTGAGGCAATTGATGAAACTGGCTTTGAACTCCACATTTTGCAAGACCAATAATTGGCTTTCCATTTGGGTCCAGGAGTTTCGCAATGATGACGGGCGCGATAACTTTTTTGACGCTCTGGATTATCGCGTTTGATTTCCATGTTTGGGTCACCAAATGTAACTTTAACAATGTTGCCTTTGTCATTTTTTACATAAACGGCAAACTTTTTGGGGCCATCTGGGGTACGAAAAGGCTTATTTAAAGCTCTCTTTTCTTTTGTGGCAGCAAGACTGTGTGAAAAATCAACAATGTATTTCATATAATTATATTTATTATTACACTTTTATCTGTTATCTTACAGGGCTTTTTCTTTTACCTTCTTTTCGATGATTTCTCCCAAGTTTATCAAGGGTTTTGTCTTTTCCGTTGATTGGAAGCTGTCTTGAAATCCGCCATCATCAAATTTTTGAGCATCCCAACCGCTAGAAATCTGCTTGTTTGGAGGAGTAAAGCCAGAATCAAATGAGTCTTTTGGCAAATAATTGTCTCCAATAGGAGTAACTTGATTTTGTCCTTTTATTTCTAATTGTAAAGAATCAACTACTCCGCCTTCATAAGGGTAACCGCCTTTATGGTCGTCTCCAGAAATTTGTTTTTTAATATCTTTTGATTTGGGTTTTTCGCCTTTATAGTCAAGATGACCATCCTCATTGCGGTATGTTTTTAAAATCCACAAATTTTTAACATAAGAGTTTTTCTCTCCAAATTTATGATTGGCTCTCTGTTTAATACGAGATAGCTTCTCTTGATCTTTGTAAGTCACAGAAGCAAAATCAATTTCTTGTTTATGAATATCAGATATTGGTTTCATAGCAGCACTTTGAGGGTTTTGATTTCCATAGGGATAAATTTCCATAAAAGCATCTTGTGGCGTAGGTTTCATCTTGTCCAATTCTTTTGGAGTTAAAAAGTCAGCTGGGCGGTGATGTTGTTGTTCAAATAAAGTCGTTTTATCACTTTTGTCTATTTTTTCTTGTTCGGCTAGAGTTTGAGCAGGCAAGACATCTTTAGTTAAATCAAGCTGTGCATCAAAAAAGACTTTGCTATCTTCAGTATAATCTCTCTTTTTTAATACAGTATCAACAGAACCTTTGAAAAAATCTATCTCATCATCAATAAAAGGATTTTTATCGTTTCCAATGGGATTTTTTGAAGCAGTATTAATTTCTTCTGAAATTTCTTGGACTGCGTCTTTATTTTTATTTTTTTCTATCCAATATTTTTCTCTCCAAGAATCATAAGGTTCGTCATGGAAAAGGTCAATATTCTTAAATATATTAGCCATATCTAATTATATTACACAAAAAATGACATTCTATTATTTTATTTGTGTGTAAGTATTTTTATGAACGAACAAGATAAACCAAAATTGAATGACCCAGAGCCAAATAAAGAAAATCCTCAAACAAATGATAATTCTTCTATTCTTGGAGTATCAATTAGGGGATGGATTGCAATGGTTGTGGTTGCAACAATCTGCTTAATGTCTGGATTAAAGATAGACATTAAAGAACCTTTATATACATTAGCTGGATTGATTGTTGGGTTCTACTTTGGGCAGAATCCTAAAAAGTCATAAGTCATGCCTTACAAAAATCCAGAGCAAAAAGCTGCCTATGCCGCGAGGTATAGAGAGACAAATAGAAAAAAAGCAAATACTTATGCCAAGCAGTATCGCATAGAAAATAAGGAGATAGTTGTTTCTAAAGTCAAAGCATGGAGGCAACATAATCCTAATTGGGAAAGAGTTTCAGGTTACAATATAAAAAGGAACGCCAGTAGAAAAAAACGCTATAATACCAATATTCTGTATCGTTTGAAAGCTATTTACCGCGCCAATTTGACTCGTTATGTTTATCTAAAAAATGGCAAACACACCGATGAATTACTAGGATGCTCGATTGAGGAATTAAAAAATTATTTGACTTCAAAATTTCAAAAAGGAATGACTTGGGGGAATTATGGCAAGGGATGGCACATTGACCATATTGAACCATTATGCAGAGCAAAAACTTATAAAGAATTTGAGACTCTTTCTCATTTCACCAATTTACAACCACTATGGGCAGAGGATAATTTATCTAAAGGAAATAAGTTTTGATTCTATAATAAGTATATGAAAAAGTTTTTAACTATTATTGGTATTGGATTAGTTAGTTTTGGCCTTTTAACTGGCTGTGTGACTGCATCAAACCCAAGCGGTCAAGTTGCTGTTGGTGGAGTTCATATTGACCCCGCTGCAACAGGCAATGCTGTTCGCATTGCTGCTAAATTGGGCGCAATGGCAGAAATTAGACATGACCCTAAAACTAGAGAATACTTTCAGCTTTCGGCGGCAGGAGTGGGAGCAATTATTGCGGCAGGAAACTATAATCCAACCAATATTCAAGCATCTCTTGATGGTTTAACTGGTAATTCTACAGTTTCAATGAGTATTGCAGATGCCCTTTCTCTTTATCAAGACTTTTTTGGTAAATTAGTTTCCGAAAAGCTTGATGCACAAAGCCCATATACAATTCCTGTGCTTACTGGTCTTGCCTTGGGATTACAAGATGCTGTAAATTTGACTGCTCCAGCATCAAATAATACAGATGCCACGACCCCTAATACGATACCATCTCCAACAAAATAAATTATTATGGGTTTTTTATCTGGAATCTTTACTGCAATAACTGGAGTCTTTAACTATATTGTTGGGCGTTCTAATGCAAATAACGCTGCGGATGTAAAAGCTGCCCAAAAAGGTAAAGATGAAGCCATGCAAGTAGATAAAACAAATAAAGCCATTGAAAAAAGAGACACCAAGGAAATGCAAAATGAACTTAGTGAATAAATATATTTTATTATTATCTGTGGCTTTATTTTTAAGCGTGGGATGTGTTAGTACAATCACACCTGTTCAAGTTGTTTCAAATGGAGCCTCGTTTGATAATGGAGAAAGAAATAGCGGATTCATTGGATGGACAACAAATAATTCAATTACTTATGCTATTATTTCTGAACACGCAAGAGATAGATACAATGCTTTAATTGATATTTACGGCAATAAAATTATACCACCAATTAAAAAAGATTATGGTGTAACAGATAATAAAACAAATTGCTTTATTACTCTTGAGGCGCTCTCTAATTTTGCCAAAATGAATCGTTGGCGCAAAAACGGGCAATAAATTAACATATTCCCCTTTGTTTTGTGTAATAAAGGAGGAATATGGAACAATTTTTTTTAGACAATTCCAATAAAATTTATTATTTAATTTCTGTTTTTACGGCAGTTGTCACTTTTGTAGGTTTTTTATCTAAATATTTAAGAAAGATAATAATTAAAATTAGAGAAAGAAACGCTAGAGTGGAGGAAATCCACAATAAAGTAGAAAAAATCTTTGAAGAAATTACCCCAAACCACGGCTCCTCAATAAAAGATAAGATAAATTCATTAGATAAACGAATGGATAAAGTAGACGAAAATCTTGTTCTAAATAACAAATTAACTGAAAAAATATTTTACAGACAAAGATGGATATTAGATAATCAAGCCGCAGCAGTTTTTGAAAGTGATGTTAATGGAAAATGTATCTGGGCAAATGTTCATTATTTAAAATTAGTTCAAAGAGACATGGCTTTTATACTTGGCAATGGATGGAAAAATATTATTCATCCAGATGATAGAGAAAGAGTCATAATTAATTGGGATCGTTGCGTAGAAGATGGGATTGACGCAGAAGATACATACAGAATCATTGATATTGAAGGAAGAGTTTATAGGGTTTTCTGTTCTGCTACCAAAACAGAAGGTAATGGATACATTGGCTCAATAAAAGTGCTTGATAACGAGTAATATTTATTTTTTATAAAAGAATCATTTTTTGCCCTATAATAAACATTATGGAGCAGGAAAATAGAAGCCGCACTTATAAAAGGCGCACCAATATAACAATAAATTGTTCTGGGTGCGGTAAATCTTTCGAAAGAATAGAATACGAATTTGAAAGAAAATCTGCGCAAGGACAAACAAAATTCTTTTGTACTGAAAGCTGCGCTAAAAAATCAATTGGATTGGCAAGGATAAACGAATTTAGTCCATTTAAAATAATTTTTGCGGCATCAAAAAGTGGTGCAAAAAAGAAAAAACTAGAATTTAATTTGACCCTAATTGAATTGAAAAAGAAATGGGACGAACAAAAAGGAATTTGCCCCTATTCTAAAAAGAAAATGGTTTTACCCACAAGTGCTTCCAAAAAAACTGTTATACCTTCACTAAAATCTGCCTCTTTAGACAGAATAGATTCTTCAAAGGGTTATACATTGGATAATATAGAATTTGTTACCAGATTTGTAAATTTAGGAAAAAATACATATTCAGGAGAAGATGTTCATAGTTTTTTAAAAGAAATGGTTGAAGAGTGGAATCGTAACAAAATTGACTCACTGCCAAACATATAAAGCGTGTAAGTTAAGATAGAATGAAATATCTTAGCGTATTTATATCAGACACCCACATTGGAAGCAAAAATACTAATATAAAGAAGCTTTTGTCTTTTTTAAAAGAAGTAGAATGCGAAAACTTATTTATCGTTGGAGATTTTATTGATGGATGGGAATTAAAATCCAAATGGCGTTGGAAAAATGACTATAACACGCTCTTGCAAAAACTCTTAAGAAAGAGTCGCAAAGGAACAAAAATATACCTATTGATTGGAAATCACGATGATTTCCTTTTTCCTTTTAAAGATACAGAATTTGGCAATATATCCATACTGCGCGATTATGTTCATGTTACCGCAAATAAGAAAAAATGTTTAGTTATTCATGGCGACCAGTTTGATGGCATAATTAAATATGCAAAATGGTTGCAACACATTGGCTCTCACCTCTATAATTTAATCATTGACCTAAATACCCTAATCAATAGATTAGCTAGAAAATTTGGCAAAACATATAGCTTTGCAAAAGCAATAAAACAAAACACAAAAGCCGCATTAAGTTTTATAAACAAATTTGAGCAATGCGTAATTGATGATGCAAAAAAGCATAACGCAGAAATTGTGATTTGCGGTCATGTTCATACCCCTTGTCATAAAAAAATAGAAGGCATTGAATATTTTAATTGTGGTTCTTGGCAGGAAGATGAATTTCATGCTGTGGTAGAGACTCAAGATGGAAAATTAAAACTAATTGATTTATGAAATGCGTATTTATTATTCAAGGAGAAGGCAGAGGGCATTCGACCCAAGCAATAGCGTTAGCGCAAATGCTAAAAGAACTTGGGGTAGAAGTTATTGCAGCATATATTGGTAAAAATCATATTGGACGTAACCATGATTGGGTATTTAAAGAAATTGGAGTTGATGAGAATTATTTTTATAGCCCCAATTTTGTTTACAAAAACAACGAAGTGTCATTAAAAAGAACTGCTTTTAAATTCATTAAAAATATTTTTCAAATAAGAAAATCAATAAAACATCTCAAAAATGAACTTAAACAAATCAATCCAGATTTTGTGGTCAATTTTTATGAGCCACTTGCCCCTTTTGCTAAATCTGGCTTACAGATTCCTACTGTAACCATAGGGCATCAATTTTTAATTGACCATCCAAGTTATCCGCAGCAATTACCAATGCAAAGGAAATTAATCAGCCTTTTTAACAAATTAGTATCCTACCATAGCACTAAAGTAATAGCCCTTAGCTTTTATCCTTTAGTTGGTCAATACAAACACTATATCGCTCCTCCTCTTTTAAGAGAAGAAGTATTAAAAGCAAAACCAAAAACTATTTTCAATAAAGTTGTTGCGTATGTAATTAATCCAATTTTTGTTCATAGTATCACTCAACAAGCATTTTGTTATTTAAAATATAAATTCACAATTTATAACGAATTATACGAACACAAAGGATTTAATTTTCAATCTAAGAAAATTTCCCCAGCTTTTGTTGATGATTTATTATCTGCCGAATATATTGTAACATCGGGGGGTTTTGAAACAATTTCAGAAGCTCATTATCACGAAAAAAAGATTTTAGCCGTGCCTGTTAAAAATCATGCAGAACAAACCCTCAATACTATAGATGCATCAGAGAGAGGAATCATATTAACAAATAATGATTATGATTTAAGTAAACTGCTTTTAAAAAATAATAGATTTCAAAAATCGCAATTTTCAAAAGAAGAATATAAAGAATGGTATATTAGATTCTTTAAAAACTTTATCAAAAATATTTGAGATTTAATAAAAAATAAGCGTATTATACATTAAATAGAGTTTTAAGAGTTGACAAAATTTTAACGAGTTGATATACTGATTTAGGCTTAGACCAGTAGGTGTGCCATAACACCATGCTGCGTTCTGCGGGGTTAAAAACCGCGTGAGCGGCTGAATGCATGGTTATTCCGTAGGAGTAGCGGGGCAGACTGTAAATCTGCTGCTTAATTGCTCGGGGAGTGCGACTCTCTCACCATGCACCATTTACGAAGCGTAGGATAATGGCTATTCCGCCAGTTTTGGGTACTGGATATTGTGGATTCGAGTTCCACCGCTTCGACCATTTAATCAGCGTGAAGTTCTGCGTGGCAATTAGCGCAAATTAACTCGCATTTTTCGGCTTCTTTATAAGCAGCAGCTTTTCCTTTTAAAGCAAATAATTTACTAACTAAAGCTTCTTTTTTTAAAGGGTCTTTATGGTGAAAATGTAAAGCATCAAAACACTTATCATAAGAACACCTAGAGCATTTTCCCCCGTAAAGATTTTTTAATTCAAATAATTGAATTTTTCTATTTTTTCGGCGATATGCTAAAAATTTTTCTTTTGCTCCTTCGGCGCAATGATAATTAATTGTAGCTTTTGAGCAGTTTAGTATTTTGGAAATTTCACTATAAGATTTCCCTTTTTTTCTTAATTTGAGTATTTTTTCTTTCATAAAAGAACTTACACAAGTTTAAATCATTTGAGAAGACTCGAACTATTTATGCGACAATAATCATAATTTAATTTTATGCGTTATATAGCAGATAATTTATGCGGTAGTGTTGTAGTAGTAGCAAACGAGTTTTCCAAACTTGGAGTGACGGGGCAGAACCGTCTTACCGCACCATCTTTATACCCCCCGCAAACGCTATGCTATTGCAAAATAGCATCGACGCAGCATGAGACTAGGACACATGATGGTCTAGTGGACGCACTAGAATGGGGGTTTGTTAATTTCATTCCAAAATAGCTCAATGGTGGAGCAAGATGCTGTTAACATCAAGGTTCTAGGTTCAAGTCCTAGTTTTGGAGCCAATTCTAATTATATGAAAAATATCTTTTTAGAGGTTTTTGAGCGTCTAATTATATGAAAATCTTTTCGCAGGTGCGAGAATGGTGGAGGCGCAGGGAAACCTGCGCCCTTTTAATTTATGTTTAAATATTTAATAATAATTTCTTTGTTTTTGGCAGGTGGATGTAGCTCAATGCAGCAAAATCAAAATTCTGATTCTCCAAATATTATGATAATTGGTGGTTATGTGTTAGTAATGCCAGAATAGAGTGTAAGCCATTATGAGTGATTATTTTTTGGATAATGTTAGGAATTTGTTTTTTATATTTATGTAAAAATAAAGATTAACTCCCGCTTAGTATAAAAGTATTACAAGAGACTTTGAATCTCAAGAAATTGGAGCATTACCAGTAGCGGGAACCATAAAGCCGTGTATTATAAATTATGAGTAATAAATATTATTTAGAAATCAATTTGTTAAGCAATGCAGACATAGAATCTGATGCAAGAGACATTTCCTATAAATCTCGCAAGGAAATGAAAGATAGTGATTTTCTTGACCCAGAAAATCGCAGTTTTCCAGTCACAACCTGTGAAGATGTAATGGCAGCAGTTCACGCATGGGGAAGATATAAAGGCTCAATGAGCTTTGAAACTTTTAAAGCTAAACTCACTCGCAAAGCGCATCAACTTGGATGCAAACTTCCAGAAAGCTGGACAGAAAAAAAGGATTAATATGCCCTCAGTAAAAAAAGGTGAGAAACAATCTCACTATATGCACCGCTGCGTACCTATGCTCATCAAAGAAGGCAAGAAGCAAGACCAAGCTGTAGCTCAATGCCTTTCCATGTTTAAACAAAAATGGAAAGCAAAAGGCGAAGAAGTACCAGATGAATCATCCGCTGAATTTCAAAATGCCCTTGCCAACTTTGATTGGGATAATTGCCCCGAATGTCTTGCTAGAGAATCAGAAGCAAATCATAAAATCGGCATATTTAATATTGACTTTCCAAATAAAAAACTTTCTTAAATTGTGCAAAATATAATTGAAATAGATTTTAGCGAACTTAACAGTTTTAGTTCTTTAGGTTTTAATAAAGAATCATTAACAAATACAATTAATTATTTATCAAATAAAAATAAAGTTTTAGTTTTGGCTACTTCCAATCGCTGGGAAGGCGGCGATTATGAACCAGCAAAATCAACGCAACTTGCCCAATTTGTTACTAAAAAGTTAG